ATGAACGCAGTGGTAGCCAAGGGTCCAGTCCCTGTAGCCGCAAACGGCAATCAGGATGCGGGAGACGAAATAAGATCGCGTTTTTCATCCGAGCTCGTGCTCGCCCTAAGCGGCCCGGTCGGTTGCGGCATCCAGTTCATCCGCGACGCTTTGCAGACCGCGCTCGTTGCGCATGGCTACACAGTGGTCCATGTCAAGGTGAGCAGCCGTTTCAAGAAGCTTGCGGCCGATCTGCGGATCCCGGATCCAACGGGAGGCGTGACCGCCGAATGCGAGAGGATTTCAAAATTTCAAGACCTGGGTAACGCGCTGCGGGCGGAACTTGGCGACGATCTCGGGGCGCAGATCGCCCTTAGCGCTATCGCTCTAGATCGAACCGAGCGGCATCCGGGTGTCGCAGTTGGCGACATCAAGCCAGGGCGAGTTGCCTACGTAATTGACCAGCTTAAAAACCCAAAGGAGGTGAGCCTTCTGAGGGATATTTATGGAAATCTCTTCTACTTGGTCGGTGTGCTGACGGGTTATGAGCGGCGAAAGCTCAATCTGACCCGCTCTATGAGCGCAAGTGACGCTGAGCGGCTGATCGAGAGGGATCGAGCGGAGGCTGCGGGCGGGCAGCAGCTTGAAAAAACGCTCAAGATGGCCGACTACTTCATTCGCAACTCTCATGACAACACGCAGGAGATAGCGAAGCCGATCAACCGATTCATCGGGTTGCTTCATGGGCAGAATGGTCTGACGCCCACGCGTGATGAGCGAGGAATGTTTGCCGCCCATAGTGCGGCGCTTCGCTCAGCCTGTCTTTCGCGGCAAGTTGGCGCGTCGATCGTAGATGCTAACGGCAACATCGTGGCCACCGGCTGTAATGACGTGCCCAAGGGCGGTGGCGGGCTGTACGAGGTCGGTGGCGTCGCAGACCATCGCTGTGTGTTTCAGGAGGGCGGCGTCTGTTTCAACGATCAGTACAAGGACAAGCTTCGCGATGAGGTGCTGGGCATCCTTCGCAAGAATGGCATTGAGCACCTCCAAGCTGAGAGGCTGGCGCGGGAGATCAGATCGACAACCCGTATGCGCGATTTGATCGAGTTTTCGCGCGCGGTCCATGCGGAAATGGATGCCCTGATGACCGCAGCTAGGCGGGGCGGTAGTGGGGTGCAGGGATGCACACTTTTCACCACTACGTACCCCTGCCACAACTGCGCAAGGCACATCGTTGCTGCTGGAATTCGCGCGGTGTACTTCATTGAGCCGTACGGCAAGAGTTTGGCGAGCGAGCTGCATAGCGACTCGATCGAACATGACAATGCGAATTCCGCGCCTGAGAAGGTTGCGTTTCTCCACTTCGAAGGGGTTGCGCCCCGTCGATTTGCGGATCTCTTCTACTCACTGGATTCTAGGAAGGATGCCAACGGGCGCGCTCTGACCATGTCCCCTCTCCAAGCGAATCAGAAGGATCCAGAGTTGCTCGACAACTACCGGCAGCTGGAGGCAAAGATCGTTGAGCGGATGGTAAAGCGGGTTGGAGGCGAAGCCTTACAAGATGGCAAGGCTTCGTGAGCCTGGATTGAGTCTTGGTTAGATAATCGCATTGCGGTAGTAAGCGCATTGGCGGTCACACGTTCTTCCGACGGTTACCTTCCACCGCCCCGGCTGCGCTGCCCGTCCCACCATTGTGCAACGTCGCGCGTGTCGTAGACATCGCCAATCCGTGGTGGCAAAAGGCCGCACTGTGCTTGTTAGCCATGGTCTTCATCGCTGCGTTCGGAAAGAACGCCTCGCGCAGCTGCTCGATCGTCATGGTCGGGCCGTACTTGCCGAAGAGCAGCCAGAAGGTGGAGTAGTCGTGGGCGGCGCTGGTGCTGCTCCGATCCGTGGTCTTCGGCGATCAGTCAGTTCTGGCGCCTAAGCGCTGGAATAGTGAACACGGGCACCAAGGTAAGAAAATTCTTACCCCGCGTCAGGCTAAACCCTGATACAGCTGCTCGTTCTGCTCCGGTTATGGTGGTCCCGCCCGCCAGCACGCTCACACACGCCAGTTCCGGGGAAAGGCGGCGTTGACAGTCAGACGTGCTCTTGCTCGATCGGGCCAATATCTATCGCATGCGTTCGCTGGCTTGCGGTGGGTTAGACGGCGGGTCCATTCAAAGGCCAAGGGGAAAATTATGAAGTTTATGCAAGTGGCGCTCGGAGTTATCTTAGTTGCCGGCAGCGCGGTCTCACTTCCGGCTGCGGCACAGTTCCAGGAAGTCGAGTTGCCGCCAATGGCCGAAACAGGCATGGAGCTGCCCGGGTACTCCAACCCTCAGACCGGAGAAGTATTCTCGTCGGGCATGATGAACGGCAGTAAGTTTGAAATTAAGATGAATATCAATAGTGGCGCTATGGAGATACGTGTTAACAATGGCCCGGTTGCTTATCACAACTTGGGAATGTCGTTTGCGGCGGCGGGTATTCCAATTAACTACGCCACGCCTGACGCCGTATTCCCGGGTCGGAGAGACACGTATCTTGAAGTTTGGCCCAGGGGTGGTGAGCGAGTTGACGGCCCCCAATACCGATGCGCCCTGGTGGCATGTGACATAAATAGGTATATACGTGGTGATTCGGGAACGAAGTACGACGGCCCACTTACCTGGCCAGACACGCAGTACCCGGAGCGCGTCTGGCAGGCGGACTACCGCGATTGGCAGGAGTGGCGAAACGGGCAGTGTGAGCAGTGGCGGAATGACTACTTGGATCAGTATCTCAATCTGCCTACTGAAATGGCCGGTTGCGCGCTTCCAGGACGTTATGGAGCTCCCGTTTGCGGGGGAATCATTGCTAAGAAGTTCGTTGAGGCGCGGCGGAACACCGTGACCTATGGGAACTGCAAATCGGGTTATTATGGGCCGGGGAACTGGCGAAAGTCGCGGTGGCCTAGAGCTGTCGTAGGTTCGCCAAGTCCGTATTGACTAGAGGGTGGGTGCAGTGGACTTACTCACAATGGCTGCCATTTGTGCTGCGTCGGGCGCCGGTGTGGCGGTGGTCGCCGCCGTGCGCACCAGCGATGATCGAGCTCAGCGTCGATATTTTGGAGGAGCGCTTGCCCTCATTTGTGTGACATGGCTTATTCGGTTGGCTCAGACGTAATTGGGCCAAACTTAGTAGGGACAGTGGCCCGCCCTCTCGGGTGGGCCACTGTAGTCAGTCAGGGCTGGCAAGCTTTAGCGTTTTGTTATTGCCGATGCTCGTCCCACCATGCCGCAACGTCCCGGGTGTCAAAGACATCGCCCGTCCGAACTGGCAATTGCCCGGCGCTGTGCTTGTTGGCCATGGTCTTCATAGCTGCCTTAGGGAAGAACGTCTCCCGGAGCTGCTCGATCGTCATGGTCGGCCCGTACTTGCCGAACAGCAGCCAGAAGGTGGAGTACTCGTGGGCGGCGCTCATGCGGCGAGCCTGTTTTCAATGATCGTGTCTAGGTTGGCCTCGGCCAGCGCCCGCAGCGGCGGCGGGCTGACACTGTTGCCGACCATGCGCACCGCGTGGGTGTTGCTGATCCGGCGGCCGTCCGCGGTGCACTCGATGATGTATTCCGGCGGGAAGCCTTGGGCGCGGAACAGCTCGGCCGGCTTGAGCATGCGCAGGCGGATGTCGGTGATGACGTAGGGCGCCCCGCGGACGGTCACGGTCACCAGCGCCATGCGGTCCCGCGTCGTCACGGTGTCGAGCGCGTCGCGCAGGTCCAGCGCGGTGCCCTTGCCGTAGTAATTCACCAGGAAAGCAGCGACGCGCAGCGCGCCGGCTTCCTGCTCGGGGCTCAGCTCGCAGGTCACCACCGCCTGATTGCCGGCGCTGGTGATCGTCGGGATAGGGCCGTCCAAGCCTGCGCCCGTGTGTCCGTTGGTGTTTGCCATCAGATGGACGGTGGCGAGGCGCTGGATGCTCCCATGGGCGCAGATGGTCGGCGCGGGGTTGCGCAGGTCCTGGCCGGCGCCCTCGTAGTAGCCGCCGCAGGCCTGCTCGAGGAATGCGGACATCAGGGCCAGCGAGTGCGCGGCACCGGCCGGGCGTTTGCAGGCGCCGCCGGCGGTGATCGTCGGCACCGGTTCGGTGACCGGCTGGCCGATGCTGTGGCCCTTGAACTTCACCAGCGTGGGCGCGACCGCTGCAAAGTGCCCGCCCTTCACCTGCGCGCACTGGGTGCGCAGCGGGTCCATGGCCGAATTGGTGCGGCCGCCGGCGCCGGTGTTGGCGAACTCGGTCAGGAAGAACGGTTCCGCCGGCTGCAGCACGTGCTTGACCACACCGCGGGCGATGCGGCGCATGGTGGCCTCGGCCAGCGGGCGCGGCCGATCGAAGATGCTGCGGCCCAGGTCGGAGAAGTCGATGGCCGCGGCGGCCGGCACCGGCGGCTGCAGGCCGGGCGTCTTGCCGTGGGTCGGCGCGGGCCAGCGAATCGGCTGGCCGTCGCGGCGGGCCAGCAGGAACAGGCGCTCGCGGCTGGTGCCGGCGCCGTAGTCGCTGGCCACCAGCTTCCGCCACTCCACCGCATAGCCCAGCGCCTCCAGCGCGGCCACGAACTGGCGCCACGTGCGGCCGGCATGGCGCTTGTCCGGCACCAGCTGCTGCAGCTCTACCGGCACCCGCTCGCCCGGTTCCGCGACTCGGTTCACCATCCGTCCGGTGTTCGGGTCGAGCACCAGGTCCAGGGTGACGACGCGGCCGGTGGCGCGATCGCGCTTGGCCACCAGCGGGCCCCAGGTGAGGATCTGCCAGACGTTCTCCAGGCTGATGATGCGCGGCGCCAGCCCGACCTTCGCGAGCTGGCCGGCCCACTTGAGCACCACCCACGACAGGGCGCGGGTCTTGCGGCTGCGCGGCTGGCCGCCCTTGGCCTGGGAAAAGTGGGTGCAATCGGGGCTGGCATGGAACCAGCCCACGGGACGGCCGGCCACGTCCTTGCGCGGGTCGGCGTGCCAGATGTCCTCGCGGTGGTGGATGGTCAGCGGGTGGTTCGCGGCGTGCATGCCGATGGCCCACTCGTCGTGGTTGTAGGCCAGGGCCGGGTCGATGCCAAGAGCCTGCTTGAGGGCCTCGCTGGCACCGCCGCCGCCGGCGAACAGGTCGATCACGATTTCCCCCGGGCGCAGGCGCGAGGTCTGCGGCGGCGGGAAGTTGAAGGCGCGGGAGCCGTCAGCCATCGGCGCGGCCTCCCTGCTGCTGGGCGGCGAGGGCGGGCGGCACCGCAGGGTGAGGTGTCCAGTGCGTGTGGTAGCCGGGCCAGTCGCTATCGGTAGGCGATCCGATCCATGCCGGCTCGTTTACGGGGAACGTCCACCACACCACCGGGCCGTCGTCCTCGTGCCAATCGTCCAGCGGGCGCGCCTCATCCACGGCCGCGGGCTGCTGGGGCGCTGCTGCTTGCTTGAGCGCGGTTAGGCGCTCTGCCTGCATGTCAATCAGAACCTTACTTTCGCGCATCCACAGCTCTGCCCGCTCTGCCAGCGTGGCGAGGTCACCATCCGTGCGGTAGCCCACGTAATCCAGCGCATCGCGCAGGGTCTGCGCCACCGCCTCCCCGCTCGGCGCTGCGGGCTGCTGGGCGAGGGCGGCACGGTCACGCCATGCGGCCCACAGCATCCGGGTGCGCGCTGCGTCAGGACAGTACCGACCGCCTTGCTCAGCATCGCTCCGGTATCCGGCCCCGTCCCACGTCGCACATAGCGCCCAGCAGTGACCGCGCATCCAAGCCTCGAAGGCCAGGCGCTCCGGTTCGCTGGCCGGGCCTCCGGTGGCACCCATCGCCTCCGCAGCCTCCACCCCCACGGGCGCGCTCGGTGGATATCCGAACTCGCCTAGCAGGCCGCCCAGCTTCTGGTCGATGCACGTCAAGCACACGTAGCCGCCCATAGCGTCGATGCGCAGCGGTGTGTGCTTGTGCTCGCCGCACCCGGCGCACGTTGTCGCCTGCGTGCTGGCGTAGGTGTATGGCCCCACGGGCGCGCTCGGCGCTGCGGGCTGCTTGGCGAGGGCGTTCCGGGCGATGGAAAGCGCTTCCCGGTATTCGTTCAAGTCGATGCCGTTGCGCACGTTGTCGGCTTCGGTGTGATGGCCCCTCTCGTCCAGCGCCAGTGCCACGGCCTCGCGCGCACGCCCCTCCACCCCCACCGGCGCGCTCGGGGGCGCGGAGGCAAGGGCGCCGATGTCCGACACCTTCACCACATCGCACCCCGGCGGCAGGAGGCCCGCCTTGCACGTGAGCGTCTGGATCTGCTCGCGGAACGCGTTCATGGTCAGTCCCCCGTGCACTGGCTGACGGGTGCGAACACTCCGGCTTCGATCGCGGCGTCCCGGTAGGGCATGACGCGGCAGCCGGCCAGCTCGGTGCGGCCGCGCAGGTCCACGCTGGTGAGCAGCAGGGTGTCGGCGGCGACGCCGGGCGGCAGGGCGTGCGGGTTCTGGTCGTCCAGGATGCGGGCCAGGCCGAAGTGGCGGGCGATGGCCACGGCGTTGAGGGTTTTGCCGCAGCCGGTGGGGCCGTGGACGATGATGGACTCGTGCATGGTGGCTGGTTCCTGGGCGGCCGGGGTGCCGGCGGCGTTGTAGAGGCGGATCCGCATGAGCAGGCCCGTGGGGCATTGGTGGTCTGGCAGGTCGTGCAGTGCGCGCTCGGCCTCTCGCAGGAGGGCGTCGGCGCGCCGGAGGCGGCGTTGCAGCTGGCGATCTGGCCGGGGCGGCCTGGCCGTCATGCGTGGGCCGCGCTCCGTCGTCGGCGCGCGGCGGCACGCTGGCGGTCGGAATCGGTGAAACGCACCTGGGCCTCGCGGTAGCTGGGCCGTGGCGCGGCCTCGGCGCCGAACGCCGGGAGCACCTCGATGCGCTTGCCGCGCTTGCGCTGGAATGCCTCGATGTCGGCGGCCAGGCGCTGCCGCTCGGCCTCCTTGGCGGCGATGCTGGTGGCGTGGATGGAGACGGGGGTGGGGCGGTCAGACATGGGGCTGCTCCAGCTCATTGCAGTACTGCGCCTTGCGCCCTTCGCCGCAGCGGACCAGGGAGAGGCAGTACTCGTCGGATACGTGGGTGTTGCCGGCCTGCAGGGCGTATTGGCCGTTGCGCCAGGCGGCGGCGAGGGTGATGTCGTGCTGCTCCATCAGCCGGTAGATCCGCGCGCCGATGTCGCCGCTGAAATCCGGGGTGACGGTGCGGCGGGTGCGGTGCGACTCGATCAGCACCTCGTAGCCGTCGGCGGTCTGCACGTACACCTGGCCGCGCTTGCCCTTCCACACCACCCACAGCGTGGCGCCGCGGGCGCGCAGCAGGGCGTCCAGGTCGTTGAGGAAGTCGCGGGCGAACAGGGCGGCGGTGGCGCGCTCGATCAGGCGATGCGGGCGCGGCCGCGGCGGCCGGGTAGCGGCGCGACGGGCCTGGCCGCGGGCGCGGGCGGCGGCGAGCTGGGCCTGCAGGCTCATGCGTCGCACCCGGGGCCAATCTCGCCGGGCTTGTCGGCGGCAGTGAACGCGCGCCAGTGCACCCAGCCGCGTTCCGGGCAGTGGAAGCCCCACTCGCGCACGGCCGGGCCGAAGGCGAACAGGGTGAAGCAGGGCAGTGCGCGGCCACTCTCGGTGCGCATCAGCTCGATCCGGTGGGCGTGCGTGCGTGGCATGACGCGGAAGTCGCCAGCCCGGTAGACGGTGCGCTGGTGGATGCCGCCGGCGGCGATGGTGTGCTCGATATAGCTACCAGCCAGCAGGAAGCTGGCGCCCCACGAGGGGTGGTCGTGCAGGGCGCGGTCGTCGTCGTCCCGCAGGAACTGGTGCAGGTACACGTTCGGCAGCAGCCGGGCGAGGCGCTCGGCGGTGCGGTTCCACCAGGTGGGGTTGGTGCGGGCGCGCTCGCCCAGGGCGCGTTGCCAGCGGCGCCACGGGGTGAGGAACCAGCGGTTGAGGTAGGCGCCGTCGGGCGAGTCGGCGCCGACGATGAAGTCGGGCGGACGGCGGGCGGCGACGCCCAGCAGGAGGGTGCGCGCGAGGATGGCGGCGAGGCGGGGAAGCTTCATGCGATCGCCCGCCCGTGCACGTGGTACATCAGGTCCAGCAGCTCGCGGGGCGCGTTCTGCATGCGGCGCAGCGCGGCCTCGGCGCGGTCCACCATGCCGCGCATTCGGCTGTCGTCGCCGTCGCCCAGCACCAGGCCGTGGGTCAGCAGGCCGCGGCGGCGGGCAAGCTCCAGCACCTCGTCCGCGTCCAGCTCGGCGGCGACGTCGTCGATGTCGACGTCGATGTAGGTATCCACGGCGACGCTGATGCTGCGATGGCGCAGGCTCATGCCGCACCCGCCTTCGCCTTCTCGGCGGCGATCAGCTGCTCGGCCTCGGCGATACCGCGGGCATTGAGCGCAACGGTGGTCGGGAACGCGGGGTCGTCCAGCGTCACCAGGCCGGCTTCGTCCAGGCGGTTGACGGTGCGACGGGTGAAGGCCTCGCACTGCACCGGGCCGCTCTTGCGGATGGTGTTGCCGAAGGCGACATAGCCGCCGGGGCCGCGCTTGAGGCTGCGGCTGGGCGTGCCATACGCGGCCAACAGGGCCGCGCGCATCATGGGTTGGAGGTGCATGCGGGTTGCTCCAGTCAGGCCGCCAGCGCCGCGGAAGCGAACTGCTCACGGGCGCGGCGGAGTTGGGACAGAGGGGTGCGGTGGGTGCCGGCCGGGTCGGTCCAGCGGGATTCGGCGATGGCGCGGCTGGGGTGCGGCACGGTGGCCACCAGGCAGCGGCAGCACTCGATGTGCCACGTGGGCAGCACCGGTCCGCCGATGTGGTGGCGCGGCGGGGCACCCTGCGTGCGCACCAGGTGCGGGTGGTGGCCCGGCTCGGCGCAGCCGGGGATCGATGCGGGCAGGGCTTCGGCGACCTGGTACATATCAGGCGCCCTCCGCGCGGTAGACGGCGGATTCGCTGACCAGGTCGGCGTTGCCGCGGAGGATGCCGTCGTTGGCGGCGGGTGCCTCCGTCTGCGGCGCGGTGTCGCCGATGGCGCGCAGCACGCGCACGCAGTCGCCCATCTCCTCGATGCAGGCCTCGCTGATGCTGCGCCACAGGGCGGCCTCGATCGGCAGGCCCGCGAGGTCGGCCAGGCGCTGGCGGCGCCATGCGAGGGTGTGGGCTGCCTGCGCGGCGTCGGCGCGCTCCAGCGGCGTGGCGTACAGCTCGCTCATCGGGTTGCCTCGTGGGTGATGCGAACGCCCTGGCGCTCCAGCCACAGCAGGGCGCGGCGGAGGGCGGTGCGGTGGTGGAAGAGGAAGGGCTGGCCGCCGACCAGCAGGCGGTTGCCGCGGGTGCGGACGCCAGTGCGGCGCGCGGCCACGCCGATCTCCAGCGGGGCGCCCGCCTCGGCCTTCGGGTACAGGCCGGCCCAGACGATGTCGCGCTGCGCCTGCAGGCACAGCACGGCGGTGCCGCGGCCGGTGGGGATGTGGGTCAGGGCCAGGCTCACCAGCGGGCCCTCCGGCGCGGACGCGGGAGGTCGCGGGAGCCGCGGACCAGGGCGATGACGGCCAGCACCAGCACCACGTAGCCGGCGGCCAGGCATGCGTGCAGGTAGCTCATGGCGCCTCCGGAGCCGCCGCCTGGCGAGCGCTGGCGACGTATTCGCTGGCGGCGCGGCGCACCGTGGCGTCCAGCGACTCGCCGCGCACGCGGGCGATGACCACCAGCGCGTCGTACAGATCGGTCGGCAGGCGGACGCGCACGCGCGTCTTGAGGCGGCGGGAGCGGGTGGACTCGGTCATGCCTGCGCTCCCTGGGCCTCGCTGAGCGCCGCCCGAAGCTCAGCAATGCGGCGGCGGTCCTTTGCGGCATCGCTCTGGAATCCGGCGGTCACTCGCGCGGAAGCCGCGCGGTTGGGGTTCCCGGGGTCATTCGAGCGGCGTTCGAAGTGGCGCGCCCGGCGGCTCGCGCCGCGCTCCAGGCGAAGCGACCACGCGAGGCTGTCCCGGATGCCCTGTATGGAAATCTTGGTGCTCACGCAGCACCACCCGCCCAGCCGCTGGCCGGGTAGTCACGCAGGGAGCTGTTCGCCAGCGCCACGGCGGCGCCGCTGGAGCGGCCGGCCTGCATCTCGGCCAGCAGGGTCTGCAGGGCCTGGCGCCGGCGGTCCGGTGAGGCGCCCAGCTGGCGGGCGCGCAGCTGGACCGCCTGCACCCCCGCATGGAAGCGCTGCACGTCGCGCGGCAGGTGGATGACGGCGGCCATCAGCGCACCTCCCCGGCCAGCGCCTGGGCGTTGGCCTCGCACGCCGCGGCCCGGTGCTTGAGCCGGTAGCAGCGGCGCTTGCGGCACTGGCTGTTGCGGCCGCCGCTGCTGGCCCACAGGGCCTCGGCGGCGGCGTGGTCGGCATTGGCGCAGGCCCGCATGCAGCGGGCAGCGGCGTGGGGCAGCGGTGCGGGGTGGATGTCCTGCGCGGTGACGGCGTCGAACATGGCGCTCTCCTGGAAGAAGGAGGGCGTCGGCGGGTCACGTGGCCTGGGGAGGGGCCGTCAACCGGTCAGGGGAGGGACCGGCGGCGACCCGCCGGTCGCCCGTCAGCCGGGGTGGGCTGACGGGGCAATCCTATACACAAGCGAATAGGCAATGCAATACCCAAACGAATAACGCAATGCGAAGGGCGGCGGCGAGGCTCGAAGCTCGGCGCCACTGCTCAGAAGTTGGCGGGCAGTCGGCCTGTCAGGTAGGCGAAGTAGGCGACTGCGGCGAGTACGGCGCCGGCCAGCACCAGCGCGGTGAGGAGCTGGGCGCCTTGGCTCGGCTTCGGTGCGCCGTGCTCGTCAAACTGAGGGCCGGAGACTGGCTTGGTCGCCGGCGCGCCGCAATTCGGGCAGGCCCTCGCATGTGAGCTTATAGGGGTAGAACACTCAGGGCAGGGGACAAGCGCCACAAAGACTCCGCTTTGCTTAGAGGCCGCCGCGACCGCTGCGGTCGATCACGCGGCCGACGATGTGGATGTTCGACGCCTCGTCCTGGCTGAGGTACTCGTCGGGATACTGATTCTTGTCAGGATTGTCGCTGACGATCCGGAGGCGCCCATCGGAGGTCTTGTAGAGGCGCTTGATCTTGACGTCCGGCTCGATGCCGCCGGTGGTGAAGACGTAGACGCGCCCATCCGCGATATGGCGGTTGTCCGCAGTGTTAATGGCTACACGATCCCCGTCGAACAGGGTGCGCTCCATGCTATCTCCGTGGACACGCATGACCACCACATCCTCCGGCTTCGCGCCCACGGAGCGAAACCAGGAAAGCTGGTAGGTCATCCGATAACGCGTCTCGACGAACTCAGGCGCGTGGGCTCCATTTCCGGCCGATGCAAGAACATCCACCTCGGCCACAGCGATCTCGCGCTCGGGATCGATGCCGTCGCCTTCATCGGCGACTTTGACCCCGTACGCGGGCAACGCTTCCCTCACCTTCCCCGTTTCTGGAAGCGTGGTGCGCAGCTCCTCGACTGAGACCCCGAAGTAGTCCGCTATCGGGCGGAGCGTGCTATCGCGCGGATCCTCCACCCGGCCGCTCAGGACCCGGTGGATGGTCGGCTGTGGCACCCCGGTGTTCCGGGACAGCTGGTTCTCGCTGAGGTTGCCCTCGCGGGACATCAGCTTCCTTAGGTTGGCCGCCAGCTTATTCATGCGCGAATTGTCCGGCGTGCCCAGCGGCGGGCATAGATCGTTTGTGTATTGCATTGCCTATTCGGTTGTGTATAGGATGCGCAGCCATGAGCGACATGACCCCCAAGCAGGCAGTCCAAACCCTTGTCCACGCCGGTTGGTCGGAGGCCCGCATCGCCAAGGAGATCGGCACCTCACAGCCGACCATTCACCGCATCAAGCGCGGGCACGACCGGGCGGCGTACCAGACGGTCAAAAGCCTGCTGGCGCTCGTCGAGCGGGTTGTGCCCGCTGACAAGCCCGCCGCCAACCAGGAGTCCTCCCATGCGGCATGACTGCGGACTCACTTCAGGAGCCATCCCCATGAGCATCGTGGAACGGGCGCGCGTCGCCCTACGGAACTGGATCAACAAGCCCAGCCATGCGGAGCTGGCAGCCGCGGACCAGCGTCTGCTCGATTCGCGCCTGGCTGACCTGAGGGCACTCCGCGAGGCGTACGCGACGATGACGCCCGAGGGCAAGGCGCGCGAGCGCTCCAGCCTGCGCGCCCAGGTGGAACGCCTGCGCACCCGCGTCCTGACCGAGCCGTCCGAGGGAATGAGCCGCTGGATCGCCCTCCTCGAGGCGGAGCTGAAAGCGCTGGAGCTCGAAGCGCTCGCTTCCGCGGTGGTGGTCAAGCTGAAGCCCGTCGGCTTCGACGGGTCGCAGCCGATCCTGCCGTTGCGCAGGGATCGGCGGGGCCGGCTCAAGGCAGAAGAGCCGCCTGGCGAAGCCGGTTCATCGTCTCCACGTACGCTTGCTTCGCCCATTGCTCGCGCCGCTCGCCGACGCGTGGGTCCGGGTCGGAAGTCCAAGTGAATCCTTGGTCCTCCGCGTCCTTCCACGCTGCTGCCAGCGCGGCCCGATCCGGGTGCGCCCTGAGCAGGGCGGTGACCGCCACCTCCAAGGCTATGCCGAAGCCCATCTGCTGGCTGGTGGTGCAGTCGTGCCGGTCGAGCTGGTTCGGATCCGTCATGTCGTCCTCCTCGCGGTTGGTTGCCTCGTTGGCACGACCAGCCTACCGCGGGGCGGGCGGCGCCATTCCCATGTCCGGGGTGCGACATGTCTGATTCCCTAGCGACCACCGTCGTCCCCCTGGACGGCCAACTCGGCAATGGCGAGGTCGGCGTGCTGCTGGACGCGCCGCCGCCGGAACTGCACCAGGTCGAGGACCGGCTGCTCACCGCGGACGAGTGGAGCAGCCTGCGCCTGGCGCGCCCCGAGCATTACAGCCACCACGCGGGTCTGCCCCGTATGCATGTCGATCGTGCGCAGGGCGGTGAGGGCGGGGCATGTGAACGGTGTCGTCATGCCGCGCATGTTGCGCCGCGGCAGGGGCGGCGCGCATGAAGCGCGGGCTTCAGTTTCTGCCTCGCCGGCAGTCGATCATCTACGCGGTGACCGAGCGCATGCTGCGCGAGACCGGCAGCAACCGGCGCACCTTCGCCATGGCGGTGGCGGAAACGTACCTTGCGATCACCCCGGAGGATGACCGCACCCACGCCTTCCGCCTCACCACCGGCGGCAAGGTGGAGGACGACAAGAAGCACAACGGGCAGATCCTCGGCCGCTACCTGGACGGCGTGGTCAAGACGTTGCCGGCGGACCTCGAGGACGCGTGGGTGCTGGCACTGCCGCCGCCTTACCGCGACGAGTGCGAGCGGGAGCTGGCAGCCCGGCGTGGGATGCTTGCGGTGCGGCTGCCGGAGGGCGACGACGCCTCGATCGAGCCGGTGGCGCCGGTGTTCGCGCACTACAGCGGACTGGTGCAGGCCCTGTCGCCCGCGCTGGCGGATGGGCGGCTGGGGCCCGAAGACCGGGCGCACGTTCCGCGCATCAAGCAGCAGGGCCGCGCCGTAATCACCGCCATCCTGGCCCTGGAGTGCGAGCTGGACCGCCGCGTGTATGGCGAGGCGGGGCAGTGATCGCCATGGTCCGGGACACGCGCTGGATGCATCCGCCGGCCCGACCCACCACCGCGACCCGGCGTGCCATGGCGGCCATCGCCGCCGTGCTGGACGAGCCCGCACGCGATCGCCCCGCGGCTGATCTGCTGGCCGAGCTGGAGCAACGGCGGGTGGACGCCAGCGCCGCCCATGACGGGCAGGGCGTGTTGCCGCTGGGAGCGCGGCCATGAGCGTGAGCCGGTGCATGGACCAGGCGCTGGAGATTGCGCGACTGCCGAAGGCCCAGTGGGCCGGCGCCATCGATCGGGTGCGCGTGGTGTGCCCGCATGCCGATTGCACGGGCGGCATGGGGTGCCAGCAGCGGATCCGTGAATACCTGCAGATGCAATGGCGCATGCTCGCCCGCCGCGAGGCTGGAAAGCGGGGCAGGGCATGACGCTGGACGCTCGCCTGGATATTGCGGCGATCAAGGCCAGCGTGGATCTGGCCTCGGTGGTCGAGCGCTACGTGCCCGACCTGAAGAAGCGCGGGCGCGAGTGGGTGGGGTGCTGCCCATTCCATTCCGAGAACACGCCGTCGTTCTACGTCATCCCGGACAAGGGCTACGTGCATTGCTTCGGCTGTGGCGCGCATGATGACGTCATCGGCTTCCTCTGTCGGCTCACCGGATGCACGGTGGTCGAAGCCTGCGCCCAGCTGACCGGGCAGGAGTTCATTGCTGCGCGCGAGGGTGTGCGCAGGGAGGATCCGCAGCCGCTGGCCGGCACGTGGAGGCCAATCGCCCCGGTACCGGACAGCGCGCCGGACCTCATGGCGGGCAATGGCTGGACGGTGAAGCTGTGGAACCCGAAGTCAGGGAAGCTGCGGGCGATGAAGCCCAGCCGCGTGGACGCTTACCGCGACGCGGACGGCCGGTTGCTCGGCTACGTGCTGCGCGCGGACTTCACTGACGAGCAGGGCCGCGCGAAGAAGTGGACGCCGACGGTGACCTGGTGCGCCGGGCCCGACGGCAAACAGCAGTGGTGCCTGCAGCACTGGGCCAGCCCGCGCCCGCTGTGTGGCCTGGATGCTCTTGCGGCCAAGCCCGACGCGCCGGTGCTGGTGGTCGAGGGCGAAAAGTGCCGCGCGGCTGGCGCTGGCGCGTGGCCGCAGTACGCGGTGGTCACCTGGCCGGGCGGCAGCAACGGGCTGGCCAAGGTGGACTGGCGCCCGCTGGAGGGGCGCGAGGTGGTGCTGTGGCCGGACGCCGACGAGCCCGGCGTCAAGGCCATGGTGGGCTGGAGTAACGACGCCGGCCGCAGCGTTCCTGGTGTGGCCGCCTATGCCGCCCGGGTCGGGGCGCGCTCCATCCGGTTGGTGGACACCGCCGGGCAGGCGCGCGGCTGGGACGTCGCGGACGCGCTGGAGGCGGAGGGCTGGACTCCGCGGCAGCTGGCGGCCTGGGCCGCCGCGCGCGTGATCGACGTGACCGTGGTGCCTGCATGAGGTCCGAAGGCAACCAGCTGGACCTGATGCGGCATGCGCCAGCCGAGCTCGCGCGGGTCTACCGCGTGGCGGCGGAGACCGCCCTGATCAACCCATACGAATCGCCCGCCGAGCGCCAGTGGCGGGCAGACGCATACCTGGCCGAGGCGGCACGCCTTGAACAGCTGGAGCAACACCGGGGATGAGCGTGCCGAAGCGCAAGAGCATGACCGTCATCGATGGCGGCAAATCGGGGGGCGGAGCAGACGGGGGCGGCACTGGCGGAGACCGGCCGGACAACGCCTGGCGCGACGCCCTGACATTCACCCGCGACGGCAACGTTGAGGGGAAGTTGCACAACCTGATGCTGATCATGGAGAACGATCCGCGCCTGGCCGGGTTGTGGTGGCTCAACGAGTCCAGCAACCAGATCGAGCTGACCCGGGACGCGCCCTGGCGCGGGGGCAACCGCCGTGAGTTCGTCGACGCGGACGCCTATGAGCTGGCAGCCTGGCTGCAGAATCCGGGCACCTATGCGGCCAACTGCAGCGATGACGGCGTGCTCAAGGCGGTGGTGGCAGTGGCTCGCCGGTACCGCAGGCATCCCATCCGGGAGTACCTCACGGCGTTGAAGTGGGACGGAACACCGCGCGTCGAGGCGATGCTGGTGGATCTGTTCGGCGCACCCGACAACGCCTACAGCCGGCGCGCAGCGCTGTGTTTCGCGGTGAGCGCGGTGGCACGCATCCTGTGGTTCGACCCGAAGCAGCCCGCCGTGGGTGCCCAAGTGGACTTCATGCTGGTGCTGGAGGGTGAGCAGGGCAAGCGCAAGTCCAGCGCCCTGCGGGCCTTGTTCGGCAGCGACTGGTTCGTGGAAACGAGCGAGTCTCCGACGGGCAAGGACTTCTATCAGGTGATCCAGGGCGTCTGGGGCGTCGAGATCGGTGAGATGGACTCGTTCGGCAAGGCCGACGTGACCGCGGTCAAGACGGCGATCACCCGGCGCGTGGACAAGTTCCGCGCGCCCTATGAGCGGGTGCCCCGATCCTACCGCCGCGAGTGCGTGTTCGCCGGCACTACCAACGAGCACCAGTACCTGCGCGACCCGACCGGCGGCCGGCGCTTCCTGCCCGTGCGGACCGAAGGCGACGTGCGGCTGGACCTGATCGTGCAGATGCGCGACCAGCTGTGGGCCGAGGCGGTGCATCTGTTCGACCAGGGCTTCAGCTGGTGGGAGTTGCCGGCGGAGGCCTCCGAGGAACAGGAAGCCCGCTACATGAGCGACAGCTGGGAGGACCGCATCCTCCGCTGGCTCGCCGGAAAGATGCCGGGCGAGAACGCCTACCCGCCGCGCGTCGGGGTGGGGTGGGGGGAGTTCGCCGAGTGGACCACCACGGACGAGCTGCTGCGGTACGCCATCGGCGCCGACGCCTCCAAACACGGCAAGCCAGAGCAGATGCGCATCTCCGCTGTCATGAAGCGCCTGCACTGGCGCAAGGAGCGCCGGCTGATCGAGGGCCTGCGCCTCTACGTGTGGGAGCCCACCGAGGCAGCAGAGCGACCACAGGCAGCCGCCAGGCCGATCAACGCGATGGAGGGCGACGATGACCCGCCGTTCTGACCGATTGCCCAACCTGCCCAACCTCTGCCCAACCTCGCTGCCCAACCTCAGCCCTTGTGCCGTGGTCGTCTGCCCAACCTGTCCAACCTTCCGGCCTCGCGCGTACATGGACTGCACCCACTCACACCATTCGGGAAACTCAAAACAGGTTGGGCAGGTTGGGCAGGTTGGGCAGAGCCTTGCGCCGCAAGGGATTCCGGCTGCCCAACCTCTGCCCAACCTCCGCCGAGGTTGGGCAGATGCGTGTTCCACGGGAATCCGCGGGGGTCGGGAGCCCCGGCGCCTGCCGCAGGTCGGCGTGCACCTCGCGCGGGTCCTCCCCCGGGGGGGCGGCCTCACGGGTAATTCGGACCCTGAGTTTTCGCTAGTCACGAGGGTTTCCAAGGGGGGTTGTTGTGGTAACTGACCTCGCCACGCCCATGACGCAGGCCCAGTTCGGCGACCTGGTCGGCATCTCGCAGCAGGCGGTGAGCGATCTGGTGCGCCGCGGAGTGCTCGCCGACGGAGTCACGGGCGATGAATGGCTTCTCGCCTACTGCGACCACCTGCGCGAGGTGGCCGCGGGGCGCGGCGGCGACGCGGCCAAGGAGCTCTCAGCCGAGCGCGCCAGGCTGGCGCGCGAGCAGGCGGACAAGATCGCGATGCAGAATGCAGTGACCCGCGGCGAGCTGGCGCCGGCCTACCTGCTGGAGGAGGTCCTGTCGCGCGCCGGCGCTCGCGCGGCGCGCATCCTCGAGACCATCCCGGGCATGCTGCGCCGCCGCCTGCCGCAGCTGACCTCCGACGACATCGCCGAGGTGGCCCGTGTGGTCGCGAAGGCCCGCAACATCGCAGCCTCGATGCGCCTGGCGGATGCCGCCGCCGACGATGACGGCGATGCCGCCGTCGACGAGCTGCTGCCTGCGCAACCGGAGGATGCCGAGTGACCTTGCTGGCCGGCATCGATCCGCTGCAGCTGGAGGCCGTCGATCGCCACCTCCAGCGTGGCCTCGAGGCGTGGTCGGTGCAGGAGCCCGCCACGCTCGAAGCCTGGGCGCGCGCCAACTTCTACCTGTCGGCCGAGTCCAGCTACGTCGAGCAGACCTGGACGCCCTGGCCGTTCCAGCGGGCCCTGCTGGCGGTGATCAGCAACGACGACGTGGCCGAGGTGTCGGTCAAGAAGTCGGCGCGCGTCGGCTACACCAAGATCCTCCTGGCGGCCATCGGCTACAACGCCGAACACCGCCGCCGCAACCAGTGCATGTGGCAGCCCACCGACGACGACGCCGAGGACTTCGTGAAGTCGGAGCTGGACCCGATGCTGCGCGACGTCGCATGCATGCGCGCCGTGTTCCCGGCCTACCTGGCGCGGCACAAGGACAACACGCTGCAGCAGAAGAAGTTCATCGGCTCCATCCTGCGCGTGCGCGGAGGCAAGGCCGCCAAGAACTACCGGCGCATCTCGATCGATGCCGGCTACCTGGACGAGCTGGACGCCTTCGACAACGACGTGGAGAAGGAAGGCGCGCCGGACATGCTGGCTGCCAAGCGCCTGGAGGGCGCCACCTTCCCGAAGCTGGTCGCCGGCAGCACGCCCAAGCTCAAGGGCTTCAGCCTGATCGACACCCGCTTTGCCCAGGCCGACGAGCGGTTCACCTACCAGATCCGCTGCCCACAGTGCTCCGCGTGGCACGACCTCAGCTGGGGTGGCAAGGACGACTCCCACGGTATCAAGTTCGAGCGGGATGACCGCGGCAACCTGCTGCACGTGTACCACCTCTGCCCGGGCTGCACCTACCCGCTGACGCAGGCCGAGTACCTGGCAGCCGCCGAGGAGGGCGAATGGATCAATGAGCGCGGCGACACCTGGCTGCGCGGCGACGGCCGGTTCACCACGCCCGAGGGCCAGCCTCTGCCCGCCCCGCGGCACGTAGCCATCCACGTGTGGACTGCGTACAGCCCGGTGGTGTCGTGGCACCAGATCGTGCGCGAGTTCCTGGAGGCGTACGCCAAGCACCAGGAGGGCGACGACACCAAGCTCAAGGCCTGGACCAACACCACCCGCGGGGAGACGTGGGAAGGCGAGGTGGAGCGCACCGACGCTGAGGAGCTGCGCAACCGGGCCGAGCCGTTCCCGCTGCGGACGATGCCCCGCGACTGCCTCCTGCTCCTGTGCGGCATGGATACCCAGGACAACCGACTGGAGGCCGGGGTCTGGGGCCTCGGCCGCGGCGGCCGCACGTGGACCATCGACCACAGGGTGTTCTTCGGCAACCCTGCGTTGCAGGAGGTCTGGGACGAGGCCGAAGGGTTCCTCCGCGACACCGAGTACATGCATGCCAGTGGGCGGCCGCAGCGCATCTTCGCCACCGCCATCGACTCCGGCGGCCACCACGCCGATGCGGTGTACGCGTTCGCACACCGGCTTCGCGCCCTCCGCGTCCACGCCGTCAAGGGCGCCAGCGGCGTGGAGCGCGCCATCGACAACGGCAACACCCGGGTCGCCTACCGCTGGAACGGCAAGGTCGAGCGGCAAGGCCCGGTGCTGTGGCACGTCGGCACCAACCTGGCCAAGGACCGGTTCCAGTCCCGTCTGGAGGTGGCCGCGCCAGGCCCCGGCTACGTGCACCTGTCGTCCGAGCTCTCCGGGGAATGGTTCAAACAGCTGGCGGGCGAGATCCGCGCCACCCGCCGTATGCGCGGTGGCACAGAGACCCGCTGGACGCCGACGCGCAAGCGCATCGAGGTCAAGGACTGCCTGACCTACGCCATATGGCTGGAGGAGCGGCTGGACCTGTGGGCGCCGCGCCGGCCGAAGTGGTGGGACGCCCTGGAGGCCGCGGTGCAGCCCGAGGACGACCTGTTCAGTGCGCCGCCGCGCGATTCCCGTGAAACATCCAAACCCGTCGTCGTCGCCAAGCCGGCGCCGGTGCCGGCCGTCATTGCGCCGCCGGCAAGCCGCGGCGCCCGTCGCGGCATCGAGACAAGAGAAGGATGGGGGCTCTGATGGGCAAACCAGACACCCGCGCGCAGCTGCGCGAGAAGATCACCGAAGCCCTTGTGCGCGACGTCGGCGTCAGCGAGCGCATGGCGCAGCCGTTCGTCGAATCCATCCTGGGGTGCTTCGCCGGTGAGCAGCCGTACTTCCCGGCCGCGAATCGCGAACTGCCCGAAGCAGAGATCCGGGCCGCCCTCAACTCGGGTCGATCGGTCCGTAGCGTGATGAAGCACTACCGGATCACCTATGCCACCGTCACCCGGATCCTTGGACGGGATTCGGCCAACGGCTGAAGCGTGTCGTCCAGTTGCCTTCGGAGGCGCGGTTAAGCGGGCACCGTTTCCCGGTTCAATGAAATTCGTAACGCCGCCGATTCCGGCGCCTTATGCATCAATAGCTTGCGAGTGCCGGTGTTTCCCATTTTCTTGGACCGGGAAACGCCGCATGCGGACCATATGCATGCATGGCGACCGCTCACGAAATGCTCGAGCTCTACATGCAGGCGGAGGCCAGCGTCCTCGCTGGCCAGTCCGTTCGCATTGGTGATCGCCACCTGACCCGCGCCGACCTGGCCGAGATCCGCGCCGGCCGGCGCGAGTGGCAGGCCCAGGTGGATGCGCTCTCCCGCCGCGGTCGCGCCGGCTGGGCCAACGCCGATTTCGGGGGCACCACGTGACCTCCGCTGCGGCCGCCAAGACTCGCCTCACCCTGGCCATCGCCAACGACCGCGCCGAGCGCACCGTCGCCGCCGCCCAGGCCGCCGCCCGCGCCGCGGTCACCGCCCGCGCCCACGAGGTCACGCGCCCCTCGCGCAGCCGCAAGCTGGCGCGCGACTGGGGCAGCGGCAACAGCATCGTCGGCATGGATGCGCGCCAGCTGCGCGACCAGGCGCGCCACCTTGAGCGCGACCTGGACCTGGCCGACAACGCGCTCAACGTGCTGGTGCAGAACACCGTCGGCGCCGGCATCGACGTGCTCGCCGCGCCGCGCCTGCCGGGCCAGCCGATCAACCGCGAGCTGGCCGATCAGATCGATGACCTGTGGGACAGCTGGTGGGACGCCCCGGAGGCCACCGGCCTGCACGACTACGGTGCCTGCCAGCAGCTGCTGGCCCGCACCTGGTTCCGCGACGGCGAGGCGTACTGGCAGGACCTGATCGGCCCGGTGGCCTACCTGGAGCACGGCACCGTCGTGCCCTACAGCATCGAGATGCTGGAGCCGGACATGATCCCGCTGGATCTGGACGACCCGGCCCGCAACATCCGCCAGGGCGTGGAGTGCAACGCCTGGGGCCGGCCGGTGGCCTACCACGTGTACAAGCGCCACCCCGGCGACATGCACGGCTGGAGCACCGAGACCAAGCGCGTCAGCGCCGACGTGCTGCACGGCATCCGCAACATCAAGCGCTTGCACCAGGTGCGTGGCCTGTCGGTGTTCGCATCGTCCATGTCCCGCTTCGAGGACGTGAAGGACTACGAGGAGTCCGAGCGCATCGCGGCCAAGGTCGCCGCCTCGATGTGCGCCTTCATCAAGAAGGGCAACCCGGACCGCTACGGCGAGGGTGGCGGTCTGGGTGCGCCTGGTGGCCTGGTCGGCGAGATGACCATCGCCGAGCCGGGCGACCGCAACCTGCGCATGGCGCCGGGCATCGTGTTCGATGACCTGATGGCCGGCGAGGACATCGGCACCATCGCCAGCAACCGCCCGAACCCCAACGCGGCCACATGGCGCAAGGAACAGCTGCGCGCCGCCGCCGGCGGCATCGGCGTCAGCTACAGCAGCCTGTCCCTGGACTACAACGGCACGTACTCCGCCCAGCGCCAGGAGCTGGTGGAGAAGTGGGGCGGCTACCTCATGCTGGCCGAGCGCTTCATCGCCATGGGCGTGCGCAAGCAGCGCCTGCGCTTCATCGAGGCGGCCGTGCTGGCCGGCCGCATCCGCGTTCCGCGCGGCTGGCAACTCAAGCACGTCGCCGCCAGCACGTACGTGCGCCCTGTCATGCCGTGGATCGACCCGCTGAAGGAGGCCTACGCCCGCGGCGAGGCCGAGGACCGCGGCTGGACCTCGCCGCAGCAGAACACCCTGCAGTACGGAAACAACCCCGAAGAGGTCGCGCGGCAGATCGAGGACTGGCGCGAAGTTCGCGGCACCGCGCCGACCGACGCCGCCGACCCCGACCCCGTGCGCGCGGCCGTCCGCACCGCCGCCGTCACCGCAATGCTGAGGAGCTGACATGCGCAAGACCGCGCTCGCCCTGGCCATGGGCCCCATCCTTGCAGACGCCGGCGACGGCACCGCCCGCGGCTACTTCCGCGTGGTGGCCCTCGCCGATGACGTCGCCGAGGTCTACGTCTACGGCGCCATCGGCCCGGCGCTGTGGGCGGATTCCGTTTCCGCCCGCCAGCTCGCCCGGGACATCGGCGAGATCAAGGCCAGCACCATCCACGTGCGCATCAACAGCGAGGGCGGTGTGGTGCCGGACGGCATCGCCATCTACAACGCCCTGCGCCAGCACTCGGCGCGCAAGGTCGGCTTCGTCGACGGCCAGGCCGCGTCCATCGCGTCGCTCGTGCTCATGGCCTGCGACGAGGCGGTGGTCTACCCGACCTCGCTGGTGATGGTGCACGCGCCGGCCACCTTCGCCATGGGCAACGCCGCCGACTTCCGCGAGTTCGCCGAAACGCTGGATGCGCACGCCAAGGCCATGGCGGAGGCCTACGTGGCCAAGACCGGCCGCGAGGAGGACATCAAGCGCCTGCTCAGCGACGGCCGCGACCACTGGTACGCCGGGGCGGAGGCGGTCGACTTCGGCTTCGCCGATCGCCTGGAAGAAGGTGCCGTGCCGGTCTCGGCCGAGGCCGCCAGCGTCGTCGCCATGACCAGCTACGTGGCGGCCATCTCCCGCGCCCCGGCGCCGGTCACCGCCTGCCTGCGCCGGCACATCACCGCAGGCCTCTCCCCCAACGTTTTCGCCTCGCTACCCGAGGTCACACAGCAGGCCGTGATCGGCCAACTCGAGGATCCCACCATGAAACAGCGCTACCACGATCTGCTGGTCACCGCGACGGCCGGCAACACCCCGGCGGCCGGCGTCCAGGCCACCGCCGCCGCTCCGGCCGCGGCCCCGGCGTCCGTGCCGGCACCGGTCCCGGCCGCCGCCCCGGTGACCGCCGCGGCCCCGGCTGCCGACCCGCTGGCCCAGCTGCGCCAGCGGAATGCCGACATCCGCGCCCTGGCCGAGCCGCATTTCGGCAACAGCGAGGTGCGCGCCTACTACGACAGCGTCATCGCCGCGGCCGACCCGGCCGTGACCGCCGATGCAGTCGGCCGCCAGATCCTGGCCATGCTGGCCGCTGGCGCCCAGCCGATCGCCGGCGCCACGGGCACCACCACCGCCGTGGCCGGCGCCGACCAGCGCGACCGCACCCGCGCCGCGATGCTCAATGCCATCGAGGCGCGTGCCGGCAGCGCGCAGCCGGACTCCGCCAACCCGTACCGCGGGCACAGCATGTCCGAGCTGGCCCGCGAGTGCGTGCTGGCGGCGGGCGTCGATGTCCGCGGCCGTTCCCGCATGGACATCGTCGGCCTGTCCTTCACCCACTCCTCGTCCGACTTCCCGGGCCTGCTGGGCGAGGCCGGCCGCAAGGCGGTGCTGCGCGGCTACGAGGAGGCCGAGGAGCAGGTGGACCAGTTCACCCGTGCGGTGAGCGTGCCCGACTTCAAGCCGACCAACCTGGTTGGCCTGGGTGCCTTCTCCGACCTGCTGCCGGTGCCGGAGGGCGGAGAGTTCAAGTACGGCACCTTCAGCGAGCAGTCGCAGGCGATGCGGATCGTCACCTACGGCCGCCTGTTCTCCATCACCCGTCAGGCCATCATCAATGACGACCTGGGCATCTTCAACGAGGTGCCGCGCAAGCTGGGCCAGGCCGCACGCCGCACCATCGCCAAGGCCGTCTTCAACCTGATCAACAGCAACCCGGTGCTGGCCGACGGCAAGACCCTGTTCCACGCGGACCACGGAAACCTGCTCACCGGCGCGGCCATCAGCACCACCAGCGTCGACGCCATGCGCGTGGCCATGGGCAGCCAGAAGGACGCCGACGGCAACCGCATCCGCGTGCCGATGAAGGCCCTGCTCACCCCCCTGGCGCTGGGTGGCCTGGCGCGCACCGTGCGCGAGAGCCAGTACGAGGTTTCCGGCAACAAAAACCTGACCACGCCGAACATCGTCCGCAACACCTTCGACGTGATCGACGACGGCCGCCTGGACGATGCCAGCGCCACCGCCTGGTACGGCATCGCCAACCCGGCCTTCGTCGACGGCATCGTCATCGGCTACCTCAACGGCAACCAGGCCCCGTACCTGGAGCAGGAAGAGGGTTTCACCATCGACGGCGTGGCCTGGAAGGTCCGCCTGGACGCCGCCCCGGCCATCGCCGACTACCGCGGCATCTACAAGAACCCCGGCGCGTAACAGCCGGGCCCGGGCCTGGCGCCCGGGCCCACCGGCTGGCGGCGTACACCGCACCCCCATTCCCCCGCATCTGGGAGCAAGACCATGAAAAACCAGTTCCAGGACGGTCGCGTCATCGACCACGTGCTCACCGCCAACTGCAACAGCGGCGATGTCATCGTCAAGGGCGCGCTCGTCGGCGTGGCCGTCACCGGCGGCAAGACCGGCGACACCATCGCGCTGGCGATCGAGGGCGTGTTCGCCCTGCCCAAGCTCAACACCGCCGTCATCGCCGACGGCTCCGCCGCGGTCATCTGGGACATCAGCGCCTCGCGCGTGATCGTCGCGTCGGCCGCCACCGGCGATGTCACCGGCTTCGGCGTGGCCATCGGCGCGTTCGGCAACGGCACCACCGAGGCGCTGATCAAGCTCACCCCGGGCCGCGGCACCGTCACCGCGTAACCCTTCGGCCGCCGCCGCACGCATAGGCCCGGGTGGCGCGTGCGGCGGCGGGCCTCCTCCACCCATCAGCTGGACTGACGATGACCAAGCCCACGCTCACCACTGCCGACTACCAGCGCGCTGCCGCGTCGCTGGGCGTCGACGTGGCCACCGTTCGCGCGGTCACCGAGGTGGAGGCCCGCGGTCGCGGCTTCCTGGACACCGGCGAGCCGGTGATCCTGTTCGAGCGGCACGTGTTCCACCGGCTGACCAGCGGGTTCTACAGCGCCAGGCACCCGGACATCAGCAACGCCACGCCGGGCGGCTACGGGCCGTCGTCGCAGCAGCACGCCCGCCTGCAGAAGGCCGCCGCGCTGGACCGCGAGATGGCGCTGCAGTCCGCCAGCTGGGGGCTATTCCAGCTCATGGGCTTCAACCACGCCGCCGCCGGCCACCCGACGTTGCAGGGCTTCATCAACGCCATGTACCGCAGCGAGGGCGACCACCTGGACGCCTTCGTGGCATTCGTCCGCAGCGAGCCGGCCATGCACCGCGCCCTGAAGGCGCGCAACTGGGCGGAGTTCGCCCGCCGCTACAACGGCCCGGCCTATGCCGCCAACCGCTACGACACGCGGCTGGCCGCCGCGTATGCACGACACAAGGGGACCAGCCATGCGTGACGACTCCATCGCCCTCGGCAGCCAGGCGGTAGCCACCGCCGGCGCCGCCGCCGTCACGTTCGGCCTCACCTGGTGGGCCGTCGCCGCCGCCATCGTCGGCGCCGTCGCCGCGCTGCACTTCGAGCCCGAGTACGTGCCGGCCCGGGTGCCGCGCCTGATCTTCGGCATCTTCGCCACCGGCGTGGCCGCCGCGCTGGTGGCGGTCGCTGCACCGCACTTCCCGGGCTTCAGCTGGTCCGGGCAGATCCCCATCGAAGTACGCGCCGGCCTGCTGGGCCTGTCCATCCGCTACCTGTTCGAGTGGGGCAAGCGGCTGACCGGCGCCACCCGGAAGGTGGAGGGCTGAGCCCATGATCCTGACGTCCCTGTTCCTCGTGTGCGCGGTGGCCACGTCGCTGGCGTCCCTCGCCACCATGCTCATGACGCCGCGGCCATGCCGCGCCCTGGACCACGTACAGCAGCTGGCCCGCCTCGGCGTGTTCGCCGCCGGGCTGTGCTCGGCCTCCCGCGTGTTCATGGACGGCGCGTGCCTCACCTGGGAGCGCGCCCTGCTCATGGCATCCCTGGCGGCGCTCTACACCGTGCAGATGCAACAGGAGATCCGTCGCCACCGCCGCCAGGGTGCCGTCGCATGATCCCGCTGCCCGCCAACGCCACCGCACGCCTGCTGCTGCAGTTCGCCGCTCTCGCCGCGCTGCTGGCCGCCATCTGGTGGGCCGCCATCCTGCCGCGCCAGCAGCTGGCCAATGAGCGCCTCGCCCATGCCACGACCCGCGCCACCCATGCCCAGGTACTCACCGACCTGGCCCAGGCCACGGCGGAGGTCGCGCGAAAGGCGGCCGCGGCCCGTGTCACCTATGCCGAGGCCAAGGCCAAGGCCGAATCCGAATACAACAAGGGAGTCGCCGATGCGTACGAGCGTGGTCGCACTGCTGCTGCTGGCATTGCTGCCGGCACTGTCCGCGTGCGGGAAGTCTGGCGGGAGCGTGAATGTCCGGGCGCCGCTGCCGGGCAAGGCACCGAACTTGCTGGAAGGGTTGCCGACGTCTCTGCAGACCGAGCAGAGGCAATCGGCGAAGTTCTTGGAATCGCAGGCGAAGCCGACGCCGCCTACGCCCGCGCCATCGCCCGGCTGACGGCCGCGCAGGAGCTGGTCAACGCCTGCCATGAGGAACCGGCGCGATGAACGGATCCTCCACGGCCAGCTATCGCCAAGGTGCCCGCGAGAGCGGCATCAGCATCGAGGTGGATGCGGACAACCTGCTGGCCCGCCAGTTCACCGAGCTGGAGCGCGAGCAGCTGCCGTTCGCCGTGATGCAGGCCTGCAACGACACCGCCTTCGAGATCCGCGAGGTGTGGAAGCGCACGGCCCAACGCGTGTTCGACCGCCCGCGGCCCATCACCACCAACGCCGTGCTGTACGCCAAGGCCACCAAGGACCGGCTGTACGCCGAGGTGTTCATCCGCGATGAGGCCACCGGCGGCACGCCGCCGGCGCGCTACCTGCTGCCGGAGGTGGAGGGCGGTGCCCGCCGGCTCAAGCCGTTCGAGCGCCTGCTGCAGGCCAAGGGCGCCATGCCGGTGGGCACCTTCGCCGTGCCGGGCCGCGGCCAGGCGCTGGATGCCTACGGCAACGTGCCGGCCGCCCGTATCAACCAGATCCTGTCCCAGCTGGGCTCGCGCCGCGACCCCCTGCAGAACGAGACGGACGCCAGCCGCGCCCGCCGCCGCGCCAGCCGCGGCTCGCGCCTGTCGCTGTTGGGCCGGCGTGTGGCCAATCCGCAGCTGCAGCGGCGTGTGGCGCCCGCCGGGGACCTCTTCGCCGTGCTCAAGCGGCGCGGGAGCCTGGTGCCGGGCATCTACGAGCGCGTGGCCAGCGGCTTCGGCCGCGGCCTGCGCAGCGTGTTGATCTTCGTCGGGGCGGCCCGTTACCGCGCCCGCTACGACATCTACGGCCTGGCCCAGCGCCAGTGGAACAAGCTGATGCCGTTCTACTTCAGCCGCGCCCTGCAGCGCGCTGTGGAGAACAGCCGGCCGCGGGGTGGGGCATGAGCCAGGCCGCCTTCCTGCGCAGCTTCGATGCCCTGGCCGGGGCCGCCTTCCTGGGCGCAGGCCTCGCCGACCGCGCCGCGTACCTGTCGCCGGAGGCGCAGGCCGCGCTTGCGGCGCATGCCTCCGCGGTGGCCGCGTACCAGGCCGCCCTGGCCGCCTACGACCCGCTGGATCCGCTCGCCGGCCCGCCGCCGGTGGCGCCGTCTGCCGAGGGCCTGCCGGTGGCGGTGCCGTGCACCGTCATGGTCGACCGCGACGTGCAGGATTTCAGCGAGGCCGATCTGGCGCCGGTGTCCGCGCGGCAGACGCTGGTGGCCTTCCAGCGGGCGGAGGTGGAGCCGGCCGGCGGTGGTCTGGTCGAGGTGGTGGGCTACCCGGGGGCGATGCGCCTGGTCCGCCGCGCCCGCTTCGACGAGTCGCGCAGCGTGTGGGAGGTGGAACATGTCCAGCCCGCGTGAGCAGCTGCTCGAAGCGGTGGCGCAGTGCCTCCGCCGCATCCGCAAGGCCGACGGCTACAACACCGACATCGGCCTGCAGGTGACCACGGAGCCCGGCCCCCGCGTGGATTCCGACGCGGCGTTCGTCGCCGTCGGCTGGACCGGCCAGCGCCGCAGCGACACCGCCGGCAAATCGCGCACCCACCGCCTCACCGACATCGGCATCGTCGCCAAGGTGCCGGCCGAACAGGCCCGCGCCCAGGCGGCGCTGGACGAGATCGTCAGCGACATCGAGCGGGCGATGGAAGACCAGCAGTTCCGCTACCCGGTCGGCTACGACACGCCCCAGTACCAGAGCGCCGAGCCGCTCGGCGCCGCCTTCGGCGCCGGCTGGACGGGCGTGACCCTCACCTACACCAGCCACATCCCCATCCGTTAACCGCCGCCCCGCGGCATCCACCGAGGCACACACCATGAACGACTACAGCTACCTGGGCAGCGGCAAGTTCTACCTGCGCGAGTACGGCTCGGCCGAGCCCTTCGTCGAGGTCGGCAACTGCTCGGCGATCAACTTCAACCCGCAGACCAACGCCATCGTCCTGGCGGACCACACCCAGCCCGGTGGCGGCACCCGCAACCGCGTGGACCGGGTGACGGAGGTCCAGTACAGCATCACCTTCCACGACTTCGCCCCGGAGAACTTCGCCCGCTTCCTGCGTGGCACGGCCTCCTCGGTGGTCGCCGGCACCGTCACCGACGAGCTGGCCGTGGCCTACAAGGGTGGCTTCACCCCGCTGGCGCGCATCGCCACCGCCATCACCAAGGTGGATCCGGTGGGCGCGGGCTCCTCCTACGTGGCCGGCACCGACTACATCCTGCAGGACGGCGGCCTCTACATCCCGGCCGACAGCGCCATCCCGGCGCCGGTCTCCGGCGCTGCCAACATCGAGGTCACCTACACCCATGCCGCCTCGCGCGTGGTGCAGGCCTTCACCACCAGCGCCAAGAGCTTCGAGGCGCTGTTCCTGGGCCTCAACGAGGCGCGCAGCGGCAAGCCCGTGCGCGTGCGGGCCCACAAGCTCAGCGGCGGCGTGATGGATGCCCTGCAGCTGATCGGCGAGCAGCACGGCGCCGGCACCGTCACCGGAGCGGCCCAGGCCGACACCACCAAGGCCCTGGGCCTGTCGCAGTACTTCACCGTCGAGGTGGTGGAGTGAGCCACGACGACCTGGACACCCTGGTCCCCCAGCCGCGAAAGGTCACCTTCCGCGGCCGGGAGGTGGAGATCGCGCCGCTGCAGCTGAGGCAGGTCTCGGCGTTTGCCACCGCCACCCGGCCCATCATCGGCCGGGCGGTGCTGGCGGCCTCCATGCTGGAACAGGGCGAAAGCCTGGGCGTTGGCGCGGTGCTGTTCGACATGCTCGAGCAGGACGCCGACGGCCTGGCGGCCGCCCTGGCCCTGGCCACTGGCCTGCCGGCCGACGAGATCGGCGAAGCCACGCTGCACGAGGTGGTGGACCTGGCCGAGGTGGTGGTGGAGGTCAACCACGATTTTTTCGCCCGCCGCCTGCCGCAGGTGATGGAGCGCCTGCGGCCGGCGGTGGCGCAGCTGCCCAAGCCGCCTGCGCCGCCAGCGCCGCCGGAGCCGCCACCGGCGACCCCGCCGGATGGTTCGACCTCGCCCAGTACCTCGTCCGCCACGGACACCGGTTCGGAGACCTCCTGACGTACACGCTCGCCCAGCTGCGCGGCTTCTCCGCCGCCGCGCAGCGGGATGAGCGCCACCAGAACGCCACCGCCGCCGAAGCCACGTACCTCGCCACCAGCACCGCCATCGGGGTGGCCTTCGGCAACAAGCCCGACGCCTTCAACGCCTACCTCGCCCAGCTGAGAGCCTGATGTCCGCACTGGTTACCCAAATTTCCAAGGACTTGACGCACACCGCGTGGCGGGCGCAATGTGTCCGTGCCGCAGTCAGTCCTGCGGCCGGGATTGGTCTCCCGAATCCGAGGCGCACCAGCGCCCATCCGTCGATGCCGGCGCTTTTTCTTCGCCCGGCCCTCGGCCGGTGTGGGTGCCTGCCAGCTTATGGCGGGCGGTGTGCGGGGGCCGCAAGGCCCGCCGGTCCTCGGCCGGTAGACCAACCGCGCACCGTCCGCCGCCTCGATTGGTCTCGTCGCGGCGGACTCCACAAACCGAGGAGTCCCGCATGAACAGTTCCCGCAGTGCCCGCGCCGTCGTGGGCAATTCTTCTTCCCTGAGCGAAACGATCGGCAGCGAACTTGCCGACTTGCCGGCTGATATCAAGGCCAGGGTGCAGGCCGTCGTCCGGCAGCACGATTCGCCAGCGGCAAACAGTGGGCCGCAGATGTGCCCCATTCCTGTGGATCTTTCGGCGTGCGGTGAAGGCCTCTTCGAGGTTCCGGCCGAATGCGACCCTGTCGCCGCCAACATGGGGGCGCAGGTGCTAACTCGCGTTGGCCGCGCCTTGGCCCGCGATATCACATTCGATGAGGCCGGTAGCCAGCGGGAAGTCGCATTTGCCATTGCCGTGCTGATGGATCTCGCTGTCGCCCTCAGTGAGGCAGTGGAGCGGGGGGGCGCGAAGTGAGCCGCTTTCTTTCGAGCGAAAAGGCGCCTGAGGAATTCGCGCGAGATCTCGCACACCTCCGGGCCACTCTTTCGTACGACCCGGAATCCGGTCAGTTCAAGTGGCTTCAGGTGAAAAAGTTAGGTCAACTTCGCGCTTCCGTGGGCTCCGTGGCAGGTTGCCGGCGGATGGCTTGTGGCGGCTACCGCTATATCACCGTAGGCGGACGTCAGATGCGAGCGCACCGGCTTGCATGGTTGATCTCCTACGGCTGCTGGCCCAAGGGGCTCATTGATCACATCAACGGCGACACGGACGACAACCGTCTCGCGAACCTGCGGCTGGCGACGCACACGACTAATAACCATAACCGGCACCACGTGAGGGCTGACAGTCAAACTGGCACCCTGGGGGTTGGTTACAAGAAGGATCGTCGCCGGTTCTACGCGCACATCAAGGTTGCCGGCCGCCGCCGATTCCTCGGGTACTTCGATTCACGTACTGACGCTGAGGCCGCTTACTTCGTGGCAAAGCGCAAGTTGCACCCGGCCTTTGTTGGAGTAGGCACCGATGGTTAGCTCAGCGGGCGCAAACGCGTCTATGCGGGTCCGCGTCAGCGCGGATTTGGCCGACATCAAGCGTGACCTGGCACTGCTGCGCGGAACCCTGCGCGACGTGAAGCAGGAGGCGGGCAAGCCCCTGCCGCGCAACAACCCGGTGAGCCAGCTGGGCGTCTCCGCCGGGCAGACGGCCAACGCCATGCGCCAGCTGCCGGCGCAGATGCAGGACGTGTTCGTGAGCCTGCAGGGCGGCATGCCGCTGATGACGGTGCTGCTGCAGCAGGGCTCGCAGATCCAGAGCAGCTTCGGCAGCACGCGCGATGCGATCGCCGGCGTCGGCAGCTTCCTCGGCCGGATGATCAACCCGGCCACCGTCGCTGCCGCGGCCGTGGGTGCGCTGGCCCTGGCGTGGAAGCAGGCCAGCGACGCCCAGTTCGAGCTGGACAAGGCGCTGATCCAGACCGGGGGCTATGCCGGATACACCAGCGACGAGCTGCGGGAGCTGGTGGGCACGCTGGACGGCCTGGAGGGCGTGGCGCGCGGGTCGGCCGCCAAGGCGGTGCTGGAGGTGGCCCAGAGCGGGCGCTTTGCCGGCGAGCAGTTCGAGCTGGTGGCCAAGGCCGCCGCCCGGCTGGAGAGCAGCACCGGGCAGGCGGTGGACAAGACCGTCGACAAGTTCCGCGAGATCGCCAAGGACCCGGTGCAGGCGCTGCTCAAGCTCAATGAGACCGAGCACTTCCTCACCCAGACGCAGCTGGCCCGCGTGCAGGCGCTGGTGGAGGAGGGCGAACAGCAGGCGGCGGTGACCGAGGCGCTGCGCATCTATGCCGCGCAGGCGGATGACGTATCCGCGAAGGCGGAGGCTGCGCTGCCCTCCATGTCCCGGCTCTGGCGGGATGTGAAGGGCGAGATCACCGGTGCATGGGGCGAGCTGGGGACCTACCTCGGTCTGCTCACAGAGTTCGCCGCCGTCAAGATGCCGGACTGGATGGGCGGGGGGATGGCCAAGGACTGGCTGGTCGCGAGCCTGCCGTCTACGCGCCTGCGCATGCTCAATCAGCTCGGACGCCAGCAGCTGGGTGCCGCACCGGATAACGTGCGCGGCGGTCGCCAGACCCCCGGTGGTCGGCAGCTCGATGAAACCGTCGACAGCGCCGCCGAGCTGGAGCGGATGAAGGCGCTCAAGGAGTTCCAGGACGGCGAGCTGCGCTACCTCGATGAGGCCGCCCGCAAGAAGCGTGAGCTGGACGCCGTCGACAAGCTGCTGGCGCAGAACATCATCAGCCAGGCAGCGGCGACCGAGCGCAAGCGGCAGATCGAGGAAAGCTACGCCCGCAAGACCGCCCAGCGCACCAACGCCGACAACAACGCCGCGCAGTCCCTGTTGGAGTCCATCCAGCGGCAGATCACCGCCAACCAGCAGCTGGCCGAGACCGGCGACAAGCTCAGCGCCAGCGACCGCCTGCTGATCCAGGCGCGGCAGCTTCTGGCCGACCGCACCAACACCATGACGGCCGCCACCCGGGCCTCGCTGGAGGCCCTGCTGCCGCAGCTGCAGGCCACCGACGATGCCGCCGAGGCCACCCAGCGGCTGGCCAAGGCGACCGAGGCCCTGGCGCGGCAGCGCGCCATCCTGCAGGCGCAGGCGGACAACCGGGCCCGCTCCAACGAGCTGGACCTGATGGGCATCGGCCGTGGAGCGGATGCCACTGCGCAGCTCCGCCGGCAGCTGGAGATCCAGCGCGAGTACGCCGACGAGCTCAAGCGGCTGGGCGACCGCGGCGTGGCCGAGGACACGGCCAGCTGGGACGCCCAGGCGGAGAACGCCCGCCGCCACCGCGACGAGCAGCTCGGGCTGGAACGGCAGTACCAGAGCGATCGCCTGGCCATGCTGGCCGACTGGACCAACGGCGCCCGCGCCGCGTGGGAGGACTACCAGTTCCAGGCCCGCAACGCGGCCGAGCAGGCACGCGGCGTGCTCACCAATGCATTCGCCGGCGCGGAGGATGCCTTCGTCCAGTTCACCCAAACCGGCAAGCTGAGCTTCAGCGACCTGGCCAACTCCATCATCGCCGACCTCACGCGCATCGCCATCCGCCAGGCGCTGGTGAACGCGCTGGGCGGTGCGATGGGCAGCTGGTTCGGCGCCGCAAGCGGCGCATCGAGCGGCAGCACCTCCATCCCGAGTGCGGTGTTCCCGAACGCGAAGGGCGGCATCTACGACTCGCCGGACCTCCACAGCTACGCCAACACCATCGTCAGCCGCCCCACGTTCTTCGCCTTCGCCAAGGGCGCCGGCCTGATGGGCGAGGCCGGGCCGGAGGCCATCATGCCGCTTCAGCGCACCGCCGACGGCCGCCTGGGCGTCACCGTCGCCGGCAGCGGCGCCGGCGCGCCGGCCATCAAGATCGAGCTGAAGAACACCGGCCAGCCGATGGCGCTGCGGGAGGAGTCCACCCAGCAGATGCCGGACGGCACCTGGCTGGTGCGCCTGGTCACCGAGATCACCGACGGCAACCTCGCCAGCGGCCGCCACGACGGCGCCGTGCGCCAGCGCTACAACCTCGCCTCGCGGGGGGTGCCCATTGGCTGACCCTCTGTTCCCGTCGAGCCTCCCCGGCCCGCTCTGGGACGAGCAGGCCTGGTCGCCGCTGTTCGACAACCGCATCCGCACGAGCTTCCCCACCGCGCAGAAGGTACGCCCGCGCGCCCGCTTCGTGCCGGAGCGCTACCGCTGCGTGCTGCTGCTCACCGAGGCCCAGCTCGAGGAGCTGCTGGACTTCCACGACATCACCTGCAACTGGACCGGCGCCTTCCGCTGGTGGGACTTCCGCCGCCCCAACGACACCGACCGTCACGCGCAGTACGCCTTCCGCGAGCGCCCCGAACACGCCCGCGACGGCGACCTCATGCGCGTGACCCTGGACCTGGACCTGCTGCAGACCTTCCCCGGCAGCTACCCCATCGCCGACGACACCGGCGCCGCCCTCACCACCGACGACGACGAGATCCTCAGCACATGACCAGCGAGCAGTTCCGCCGCGAGAGCGGCCTCCCGGTCACCGCCGCCGCCCCGACCGACCATGTGCGCATCATGCGCGGCGAGAAGTCGATGGCGGTGCCGATCGCAAGCCTGCCGGTCTCTAGTGCGGTGGACGAGCGCCTCACCGTGGTGGAGCAGTCCCAGGCGGCCGGAATGCTGGGCTACGCGACGCTGGCGGACAGGCCGGCGCCTGGCGTGGCGGGCCGGCTGGTCCGCATCACGAACGACCCCACGCCTGCAAACAACGGCACCTACCGCGACACCGGCTCGGCGTGGGTCAAGGCGGCGGACCCAACCGATGAGCTAGCGGCCGAGATCGACCTAAAGGCAGATCAAGCCGCGTTCGTGACCCTGAACCAGCAGGTGACCGAGTTCATCTCGGAGTTCGGGTTTGAGAGCCTGGAGGACGCGCCGGCCACCCTCCCGGTATTCGACGCTGCCGGGCGGGTGGCGCTGGAGATCCCGTACACGGCCACGGGGCTGGCGCACTTCGAAGCGGTGGATGCGGAGGTGGTTCCGTTCCTCGTGGACGCGCGCGGCAACGTGGTAATGGAGAAGCCCACCACGGAGACCCCGGAAGTTCATGCATTGGCGCCCACCACCACCGGCATCGGCTACCGCCTGGATCGTCTGCGCAAGACGAACATGTTGCTAGGTGGGCTGGAAGCGGCTGAGACCGGATATAAGCTCAACGTGACGTGCTTCGGCGACTCATGGATCGATTCGTCCACGCTGTGGCTGCGCACCGCCGCGAAGATCCTCCGCACCCGGTACGGGGACGCGGGCGTTGGCTACGTGGACGTCGGCACGAGCAACCCGGCGCGGGACGGCGTGGGCTATTCGACCACCGGCACGTGGACCGTCGAGGACGAGACCGCCCCCGGACCGGCCATCTTCATGCGCGAGGGCAGCTCAGGCGCGACGCTGACGCTTATCGGCAACACCCTGCCGGCCAACCTGCAGTCCGCCACCCTGATCTTCGAGGGTGTCGCCTCGGGCACGCTGAACTACGCGTGGAACGGAGGCGGGGCGAGCGGCAGCATCGACATGGCCGGCTCTGGCATGTTCACCGCCGAACTGGGCACGCCCAACCCCAGCACCCCGTGGCAGCTGGTACTGACGGTCGCCAGCGGCACCGCGCGGCTGGCAGGCATCGTGCTGCGCCACAACCTCGATGGCGTGGTCATCAACAAGTGCGGCAACGCGGGCAGCAACAGCGCCGATTGGGTTTCGGTGAACTCCGCAAAATGGATTGCGGGCGCGGCTGCCGTGCCGACCGATCTGGCAGTCATTCTGCTGGGGACCAACGACCTGCGCGATGGGATCGGGCCGGAGGAATACGCGGCCAACCTCACCGAGATGGTGCGCCGCATTCGCGCCGCGCACCCGGCCGCCAGCAACCTGCCTGGGCCGGACGTACTGCTGGTAATCCCGCCCGAGGTCTACCGCAGCTCCGGCAACACGCCTACCACGCCCTACCTGGAAGCGGTGCTAGCCATCGCCGATGAGCTGGACGTGGCGGTGATGGACCTCACCGAGTCCATCGGCAACCCCTACGACCGCCGTGACTGGTTCGACGGCTCCGGCGTCCATCCGGTGACGGAAACCTCCGGCCGGATCATCGCCCGCCAATTCGTCAAAGCACTGACCACCCTCTGAGGAGCCGCCATGTCTGTCCATCCCTGCCTGTACACCACGGCCGTCGTACCCGGAGCCCCGGCACCGGTGCGCGACTCGCTGCTCCGGGCAGCCAACAACGGCGTCCGATTCCTGTTCGATCTTGCGTTCGGCTACAGCTACCCGGGCGGTCCACTGATCGGCCGACCTGCTCCGGGGAATCCTGTCAATGGGGCGGTGATCTATGACGTCGCTGGCCATGCGAACGGCACCTTCGTGGCGCCTGGCACGGAAGTCACCTACGCGGGCGGGGGCTTCGACTTCTCGGCTGTGACCGCACGCGAGAATGAACTCCGCGGCCCTTCCAGTGCGCTCGACGGCATCATCACCGGAGACCAGGAGTTTGCGATCTGCAGCTACCTGAAACTGCCGGCGCTGGCAGATTGGTATACCGGCAGCGGCATCATCCCCCTGTTCTGTACGACGTCGGCGACGGCTGGCTATGTAAGCGAGGCCGATCTGGTCAGCATCGGCTACATCAACGGCGGCATCCTGCGCGCGTCCCGCACCACTACCGCCTTGGGCGCGATCGAGAGCCGCAACGTCACCCTCAGCTCAGGCATGGCCGGGAAAGTCAGCCAGGTCCTCTACTGGCGCGACGCCGTGAGCACCGGCATCCGAGTCCGTAACTCCGCCGGCACGCTGGTGCATCAGGCCGCCAGCGGCGCCCCCGCTTCAGTTTCCCTCGGGACGCGCACGCCTCGTTGGGGCGTCTGCCGCAGCCTCTGGGATTTCGGCACCAAGCCTTCGCTTGCCAACGCCAACAAGTTCCGTCTCTACCGCGGCTGGATCGAAGACTTGCAGCTGTCGGGGCGCAATGCGCTTGAGGTCGCGGACGCCGACTATGAGCGGACCATGGCGCGCGTGGCATTTAGCTGATGCCACGCACCTTCTCCCCCGCGATGGCAGAGGCCTGCCTGTCCGAGCGCACGGACGAGGTGCTGGTCGGCTGCGCGACGATCCGTGGCGAGGGCCTGGAGACCAAGCGGATCTGCACGGACACGCTGCCGCTTGACCGGGCAGCGGGGCAGTTCCAGCCGTGGCCGTTCGAGATCGTCCTGCCGGAGGACACCAAGGGGGCCCATGGCGCGCCGGCCGTGCGGGTCTGCAACGTCGACCGCGAGGTCTCCCGCGAGATCCGCGAGTACGACGGTGTGCCGGAGGTGGAGATCGACGTGGTGCTGGCCTCGCAGCCGGACACCGTGGAGATGGGCCCCTTCGTCAACATGGTGGCCAAGGCCGGTGGCGACGAATCGGTGATCGAGCTGACCCTGGGCTCGGAGGAGGACCCGCTCAACCAGCAGGTGCCCGGCGGCCGCTACCAGCCGAGCAATTCGCAGGGCCTGTTCGTATGAGCTTCGGCCACTACGTCGACATCCCCTACGCCGGCGACCGCTTCTGCGCTGTGCTGGTGGCCCGGGTGCTGGCCGACCACGGCATCCCGTACCCGGCCGAGGCCAACTGCCCGGAGGAGGCGCCCGAGTGGCAGCCGGTGGCACAGCCGCGCGCCCTGGACGTGGTGGTCTTCACCCGGGCCGGCCGCCCCGCACACGTGGGCGTCTGCCTGGGGCGTGGCCGCTTCCTCCACGTGGAGGAGGGCGCCCGATCCCGCATCGAATACCTCTCCTCGCCGCTGCACGCGCCGCGGATCGAGGGCTACTACCGCTACACAGGGACCCCATGACCGAGCAGCAGATCCTCATCCGTCCGCACGCCTTCTCGCAGGACCCCGGTGTGGTGACCGTGCGGGCCGGGCAGACGCTGAAGGCCATGCTCAGCGAGGCCGTGGCCGGTGCGCCACTGGCGGAGGACGTGGTGGTGCGGATCGGCGGGTATGAGGTGCCGCGCAAGCTCTGGGACAAGGTGCGCCCGAAGGCCGGCTCGCACATCCTGGCCTACCGCGAGGGCAACCTGCAGGGCGGCAGCGCCCGGCAGATCATCGGCGCGGTGATCATGATCGCGGTGGCGTACTTCACCATGGGCACCGGCACCACCTGGGGCGCCTCCCTGGCTGCGGCGTGGGGTGGCTCGGCCGCGGCCTGGAACATCGGCATCATGATGCTCACCACGCTGGCGGTGAGTGCCCTGACGCGCCCGCCCACGCCGGGCGGGGGCGGCGGCAGTGCCGAGCAGTGGCACCAGCTCACCGGCACCAGCAACCAGATCAATCCGTGGGGCGTGATCCCGCTGGTCCTCGGCGAGGCGCGGTTCTTCCCGCCGCATGCCGCGCTGCCGTTCACCGAAGCGGTCGGCGAGGACAGCTACCAGACCTGCATGTTCGACCTGGGCGAGGGCGACCTGGAGTGGGAGGACCCCACGATCGGTGGCACGCCCCTGTCGTCGTTCGAGGGGGTGCAGTACGAGGTCACACGCACGCCCACCCTGTACACCTCCGATGTGTCGCAGACGGACGTCAGCGCCTCGATCAACTTCGCCGACACCAACAGCCCGGTCATCCGCACCACCACCAGTGGCGTCACCGTGATCGCGGTTGACCTGCTGCAGCTGCGCGGGCTCTACGGCGTCGGCACCGGCGGCGACGACTTCGCCATGTATGTGCTGTGGCGCATCGATTACCGCCCGGTGGGCACCACCACCTGGCTGGCGCCCAGCAACCCGCGGCTGAGCTATCTCCAGACCTCGTGGGTGGGGGGCGGCAAGGATCTGCCAGACCTGAGCCCGGCGCCGGGCCGCTACCTGGTGAAGACGCTGAACAAGGACCCCTTCGCCGCCGGCATCCGCTGGGAGGTGCCGGCGGGCACGTACGACGTGCGCGTCACGCGGCTGGATACCCTGCGCGGCGGCAGCAAGAACCAGTACGTGGACGACGCGATGTGGACCACCATGCGCGCGTACAAGCCGGTGCTGCCTTCCACCACCGGCACCACCAAGTTCGTGCTGCGGATCCGCTCCAACGGTCAGGTCAACGGCACGCTGCAGAACTTCGCCATCACCGTGCGCCAAAGGATCCCGGTCTACGATCCCGCGACCGGGACCTGGTCTGCGCCGCAGGTAAACCTCAACCCGGCTTGGGTGTCCTGGTGGCTGATGGCCAGCTGCCCCGGCGTGCGCAAGCACGTGCCTGTCAACCGCATGCATCTGGAAGAGTTCGCAGACTACGCGGAGTTCTGCACGGCCAACAGCTTCGAGGTGCGCGGTGTGCTGGATGTGGCCATGCCGCTGGGTGAGCTGGTGGAGGACGTCATGGCCTGTTCGCTCGGCTCGCTGGGCATGCGCGATGGTCGCTATCGGCCAGTGTTCGATCGCGGCGAGTTCGAGCAGGTGATGGCGTTCACGCCCAGGGAGTCGTCCGGCTTCCGGTTCGATCGCCCCTTCGTGCGCATGCCGCACGCCCTGCGGGTGCAGTTCGTCAACCCGGCCGCGGACTGGCAGCAGGATGAGGTGATCGTGCTGGACGACGGCTACAGCTGGCGAGGGGTGGATGCCCGCGGCAACCCGTCGACGGACCCGGAGCCGGAGCTGTTCGAGACCCTGCAGCTCCGGTTCGCGGCCGATGCCATCCATGCCTGGCGGGTCGGCAGGCATCACCTGGCCCAGGGCAAGTTCCGCTTGGCCAGCTACAGCTGGGAGAGTGACATCGCCGGCCTGTCCGTGGTGCGCGGGGACTGCGTCACCGTGGCCAACGATGTGATGGAGTGGGGCGAGGGGACCGGCAAGGTGGTAGCGCTGGCGGCCGCCGGCGGCGGCGCCACGCTCGAGCTGGACGAGCCAATGGCCACCGAGGCGGGCCAGGCCTACCGCGTGATGATCCGGCGGCAGGCGGACGGCTCCGTGGTATCGGCCAACCTGGCCGCCAGCGGCGGTGAGAGCCATATCTTCGCCTTGACCACGCTGCCGGCGGGCGTGCAGCCGGGTGACGTGGCCACCCTGGTCAAGCTGAGCCGGGACCTGCGGCCGCTGCTGGTCACCGGCGTCACGTATGGCCGCGACTTCAGCACCAGCTTCACCGCCGTCCACTACGACGAGCGGGTGGCGCCGTACTGGGCCAACCCGCCGGAGAGCATCGTCAGCGAGATCAGCGGTGCGCTCTATGGCGACCTGCCGCCGCCGGACGTGACCTCCGTGTCGTCCGGATTCCTCGGTGGCGACCGCGACGATGCCGGTATCACCTCGCCGGTGATCCGCATCGGCGTGGCCCCGCCCAACGGGATCCTTCGCGACATCGCGCGGCCCGACGCGAGGCCGCTGCAGTGAGGCCGCTCGCGCTGGTGGTCAAGCACCGCCTCAAGGATCTCGACACCGACAACGACTGGGTCACCCGGCGCATGCCGGTGGGCCCGGTGAAGCTGGAGGGCCTGCCGCCCGGCACTTACGACCTGGAGCTGCGGTACGAATACGCGGGCGGGCGCCTCAGCCAGCCCCGTCTGCTGACGCATACCGTGGCCGCCCCCAGCCGGCGGGGCGCCCTGGCGCTGCCCCCGAGTGCCGCCGCCAACCTGCCCTCGGTGTGGGACTACGACACCGAGGTGGTCTACAACGCGACCGACTCGACGGCCACCATCATCTTCGAGGGCGGCACCCTCAAGTCGCCGGATGGCGAGGTGGTCTACGGCCCCAGCAGCGCCACGATCGCGGTGGTGCCGGAGGAGACCTTCACGCTCTACCTGTGGCTCAACGACCCGTGGATGGAGGGCGGCACGCTGCCGCTCGAGGTCTCGCGGAACTTCATGGACACCATCGCCCCCGGCAACGTCGCCCTGCCCAAGATGACCCTCACCGCGCCGCCGATCGGCGGCACCAGCAGCGGTGGCGGCAACGTGGGCGGCGGTGGGGGCGGCGGTGGCGGCAATACCAGCCCGGAGCAGGCCCCGCTATGAGCTACACCGTACGAACCGACCTGGCCGCCCGCCCGGGCGAAACCGTCGTGCAGCTGGACACTGGCCCCCTGGTCGCCGTGAGCTGCGCCGCGGACCGCAGCGCCGACGGCGTGGCCTTCCTCGCCCAGGCCCGCGCGATCACGGAGGAGGGCGCCCCGGTGCTGGACGCCACCGGCGCCCCGGTGGTGACCCGCTTCCCGCACTCGGTGGCCGCCGCGAGGCTGGACGAACACATCGGCCGCGACTGCCTGCTGGCGGTGCTGGGCGAGCCGGTTGAGCGCCAGCCGGCGTGGTCCGAGCGGATGCTCGCCGGCGTCAGCATCCGTGTCTCCCTCGCCGCCGCGCCGCTGGTGGGGCAGGTGGATGCGGGGGCGGTTCTCTAGCGGCAGGTGCCGGTGTAGCGGATCGTTCCCACGTTCGTCGAGCCGCCGGTCCGGAGCTTGTTGTCGGTCGGTGCCCTGGTAACGAGCCGGTCGGCGACAACAAAGGTGCTGCAGCCGTTAGCACGGATGTGGTCCTCGATCCAGCCGAGCCGGATCGCCTCGTGCTTCTCGCTGTCGATGGGATAGTTCGCCGCGGTGGTTGTGGTCATCTCCCACTGACCGGGGCCACTCATCGCAAAGCGTGTCATCACGTCACGATCGAACGTGCGGATGCTCGAGCAGCTAGCCAGGGCCAGGCAGAGCAGCGGCAGGGCGATGCGCATGGCGGCCTCCTTGGCGTGTCGGGGGAATCCTACAGCAGGACGGGGTATCCGCTGATACCGCCGGGCCGCGCGCCGCGGCAGCCTGTCCCTGCCAGCCAACGCCCGGGCCCGCCAGGACATCCACCCGGCGCGGCCCCGCTCAGGGATGGGCGGGGAGGCTGGTCTCGGTTCCTGCGACGCATGCCGCGGAGAATCGACACGACGGCGCTCCCTCCCCCGGTGGCGCCGTGCCGGCCGCGCCTATCCCCCCTGGTGGCGCGAGAGACGCCCGTAAGGCTCGTCGTGATCCGGCTTTCCCTTCACGTGCGGTGGGTAGGGGAAATCCTATAGAAACTGGTCGCCGGGAGGTGTATTACCACCTCACCTTACAGGGGGAACGGTATGCCTCGCTTCTACTATTACGTTGTTCTGTCTGGCGGCGTTTGGGTTCTGAGGACTGGTGACCAGGTGGTCGCTAACTTTTCCACGCAGGCAGAGGCCGTAGCCGAGGGGGCGCGGCGCGCTCGCGCCCTGTGGGAGCAGCAGTCGCGGCCATCAGGTCTACGTATCCAAGGACGTGATGGGCTCTGGCAGGACGAGCGCACCTACGGTAACGACCCGTACCCGCCGCGGGGCTAGCTCGCGCGGCTGGCACCTAGGCGCAGCTCTCGCCATCGTTGTCCCCGGGGATCAGCCCGGCCGACGACAGCATGCAGCTGATGGTCGCGTGGATGTGCTCGACGTAGTCGGCCGGGGCCTCTTCAACCAGGCATTCCGCCTCGCCGGCGAACGCCTCCAGGACCTCGTCCGGCTCGCATTCCTCCACCAGGCGGGGCAAGCGCTGCTCCAGCCGCTGCAGCTCAGCGTCGATTTCGGCTCGGGTCTTCATGCGGCGATCCGGTGCTCGTAATAGGGGTGGCGCTTGTCGTCGAAGATGGCGTGCAGCGCAGCCAGGTTTCCCGGCTCCGGGTTGAGCCAGGCGTCGATGTGCTCGGGCTTGATGTTGATGATGGTGCGGTCGTGGCCGGCAGCGGCCACCTCCGGCTCCGGCTCGTCTGTGATGGCCGCGAAGCTCAGCAGGTCCGGCTCCTGGCCAGCCGGGTCCTTCCAGTGCGACCAGAGGCAGGCCACCAGCATGGGCTCGCCATCGCGCGGGGTGAACTCGAGCACCCGGTTCTTGCCGTCGGGGCCCTCCACGTTCTCATAGAAGCGGGTGGCGACCATGATCCCGTGGCTGACGCCGAACTGCCCGGCCCAGAAGCCCTCTAGGTTGTCCCTGCGGGCGTTGTATGTGCCAGGGAACTTCCGGTCGTAGAGCGCCGGCTTTCCGCACGGTCGGCACTGGTAGCGCATGGGCTTCACCACGCGCTGGCCGTTCTCCCAGACCATCACCGGGGCATACAGCCCGGGGAACACCCGGTCGTCATCGCTGGCCAGCCCCTTGAGGATGTCGAGCCGGCGCCGGGCCGCCTTGCCCTTGTTCGTGCCGATGCGCACGTCTTCTTGCGCCTTCTTGGTCACCTTCACCTGCAGGGCCCGCTGGGCGTCGCCGACGCGCCGGCGCAGGGCGAACAGCCCCGCCTCGAGCTCGGCGATGTCGGCCTGGTCCTGGGCGAGCAGGGCGGCGCGCAGCTCCGGCGGGCCGATCTCCTCCAGCTCCCGGATGGTCGCGCGCGGCGCCTTCCGGCGCGGCTGTCGCTTCTCCCCGGGCCAGAAGGTGGCCACGTAGGTGTCGATGTCCATGACGGCGCCGAACTCGCGCTTGAAGCGCTTGAACTCGGCGTAGATCTGGGCGGAGTAGCACATGGAGGGAGCGTAGCACCGGCCTCCGGGGCCCAGCCTTCACCTGGAACTGGTCGCACTACCGCGCTGCGGCGGGCTCGCCCACCATCCGCGACGCCGGCTCCCCGGACCCGCGCTCAAAGCGGAAATCCCGGACGTAGATCCGGCCCTGTCTGGGCGCTCAGGATGCGCCCGTCCCGATCCCGGAACCGCTCATATGCCTCCACTGCTTCACGCCTTGATTGAGCTTCTTGAAGGATTTGCCGCCCTGCTGGCGGCGGTCGGCATGGCCGCCGGGGGTATCGCCGCGGCTCGGCGAGCCTGGTCCGACGATCCTAGCCGTCGCCGCCGGTGAGACGGCTGGGCCTAGGATGCTCTCCATGCAATGGAAGCCCGTCCACATCACCGCCAGCGGCCCGCCCACCGTCCTTGAGATAGATGGCGTCGGGGTGGTGCGGCTGATGGAGCGGGTGGGTGGCACGTGGTTCGCGGTACTCAACTACCACCTCGACAAAGATCAGCAGGTCCACCGGGCCTGCACCAGCTATGGGGGCGGCCGCCGTGGCGCCGAGCTCTGGGCGGGGCGGCACATGGCCCGGCTTGAGCGTGAGGCCGCCGCCAAACGCGAGCGGTGGGCGCGGCTGCCCGTGGCGGCCTGGGAAGACGGTCGCCCTCGCCTCACCGTCGAGCAGATGGCGGAGGAGCGCGCGCGCATCGCGGCTTCGATCACAGTCACGCCCCGGCGGCCCCGCCGGCGACGGTGACGGCTAGGCGCTCGCTTCGGGCATGGGCCTGTGGAGGCTCTCTGGGCGCAGCTGGGTGTAGCGCTTCAGCTCATTCCACGACTCGTGTAGCGTCACCGCGGCAACTTCTGGGATGTCGTATCCCTGTTCGAAGAGGCGCGACGTTGCCTCATGGCGAAGGTCGTGGAAATGGAGATCCTCAATCCCCAGAGCCTTGCAGGCACGGGTAAACGACGTGCCGACAGACTTGGAGTTGTAGGGGAAGATGCGGTCCTCGCCGTCGATGCGGCGCTGGCGCTGCACGACGTCCCAAGCCGCCCCGAGGAGCGGGAATCGCTTGTGGTTGCCTGCCTTCTTGCGCGGGTGTTTGGCGTCGCGCAGCAGCAGGGTGCGATTGCTTTCGTCCAGGTCGGACCAGAGCAGGCGGCAGATCTCGCCCTCCCGCTTCGCCGAGGCGATCGCGAACTCCACCAGGTCGTTCATGGGGATCTGCGATCGCCACGCAGCCTCTGCAAAGTGAGCGTGAAGGCGCCCAAGTTCATCGGATGTGGGCCGGCGGTCGCGGCGCTTGGACTTGCCAACCATCTTGAGCAGGCGAAGGACGGGCCTGGCCTCCGCCACAGGGTCGCCGACGGTGGCGACCCCTTTCATTGGCTTTGCCAGCTTCAGGAGCTCGCTGAGGTACCCGAGCTCGACATTGATGGTGGCAGGGGCACAGGGCGGGGCCAGGTGGCCGTTCGGGAGCATGTGCTGGCCCGCGATCCGCCGCTGCACGTGCTCGATGACATGGTTGGCGGTGAGCTTCCTGGCCACGACATCGCCCAGGCTCTCGCGTAGGCGGGACATGTTGCCTGCCTGGGTCTTGGATACGGGTTTGACCGAAGCCACCTCTTCCACGCGCCAGTCGATCAGCTCGCCGATCGTGAGGTCCTCATTGGGGTGGCCGCCCCGCGCCTCCATCTCGGCCAGCTCGCGTTCCACCCGCTCCGCCCATACTTTGGCCGCCGACTTGGTCGGGAACGTGCGGGTTTGGGGCTTGTGCCCCTTGCGGCGCACAATGGCGCGCCAGCTGCCGGATCTCTGCTGGTAGGTGGGCATGGTGTACCAGGCCTTTCGTGGTGCACCAATGGTACATCCCGATGGGAAACCGAGGGAAAACGCGGGTGCCAGCGGGCAAGTGCAGGCCCCGCAAGTTCAGGTAAAGCAATGAATTCGTTGAAAAGCCAAGCGCCGTTGCTGTCCGTGGCGCCCATGATGGACTGGACCGACCGCCACTGCCGCGTATTCCACCGGCTGCTGGCGCCGCACGCGCGGCTCTACACCGAGATGGTGCATGCCAATGCGGTGGTCCGTGGCGACCGCATGCGGCTGCTGGGGTTCGATCCGGTCGAGCAGCCGCTCGCCCTGCAGCTGGGCGGCAGTGAGCCGGAGGCCCTGGCCCAGGCGACGCGGATCGGTGCCGAATGGGGCTACGACGAGGTCAACCTCAACTGCGGCTGCCCGTCGGACCGGGTCCAGGCTGGGCGGTTCGGGGCCTGCCTGATGCGCGAGCCGTCGCTGGTGGCCGAGTGCGTGGCGGCCATGGCCGGGGCAGCCACCGTCGGTGGGCGCACGGTGCCGGTCACGGTCAAGTGCCGCCTCGGCGTTGACCACGACGACCAGTACGAGCGGTTCGCCGGCTTCATCGACACCGTGGCCGCCGCCGGATGCCGCACCTTCGTGGTGCATGCGCGCAACGCCTGGCTGCAGGGCCTGTCGCCCAAGGAGAATCGCGAAGTGCCGCCATTGCGCTACGACTGGGCTTGGCGGCTCAAGCGCGAGCGCCCGCAGTTGGAGATCCTGGTCAACGGCGGGATCGCCGGCGCCGACCAGGTGCACGCGCAGCTGGCGCATGTGGATGGAGTGATGCTGGGCCGTGCCGCTTACCACGACCCGTACCTGCTGCACCGGCTGGACGTGGCCCTGTACGGCGGCCAGGAGGCGTCCCGCGAGGGCCTGTTGCGTGGCCTGCGTTGCTATGTCGAGGCCCGCCTGGCCGAGGGGGTGGCGCTCAAGCACATCACCCGCCATGTGCTGGGCCTGTTCCACGGCCAGCCCGGCGGGCGGATGTTCCGCCAGGTACTCAGCGAAGGCGCCCACCGGCCCGGTGCGGGCTGGGAGCTGGTCGAGCGTGCGCTGGCGGCTACCACCGCTTCAGCCACCGCGCGCTAATGCCGGCGCAGTCCGCTTCCACTGCCGCGAATGCCTGAAAAAAAGCGGTTTGTGGCGCTGAACGGCACACCTGTGGATGTGGATAAGTTCAGACCGGATTCACCGCGTTCTAACGACCATGCCATACCAGCCAAGGGTGATGGTCCGGCGCTTCGCATGCGCCGGGCATGCCAAAGCCCCCGCCGTTCGTTAGGATTGCAACGATGTCTGTTCCGCGCCGTGTCCTCACCGTTCTGCTGCTGGCCGGCTCGCCGGCGCTGGCGGCTGCCCAGCCGCCCGTGGGCGGCCCGGGCGTGGGGGAGCGCGTTGCACCGCCGCCGCCGCGGGAACGCCCCGCGCGGCAGCCGGAGTCCGGGACCATGGAGGTGCGCCAGCAGCGCCGCTCGCTGTCCGAGGCGGTACGCTGGGTGCAGCGCTCCACCGGCGGCCAGATCCTCGGCGCGGAGCTGGTTCCCTACGAGGGGCGCAACATCACCCGGGTCAAGTACATGGACGACCGCGGCCGGGTCCGCTATATGGATGACCCCGGCTCCGGCGAACGCTCGCGTCGCCCGCGACGCGACGATCACGAATCACGCTAG